GAAAACCATATGAAAAAAATTGGTTTTCATAAAGAAGAACTTGAACTAGATGAAGCAAAGCGTGGTCGCCCAAAGAAAAATCCAACACCAGATGATGAACAAGAAGAACATGAACATGTTATTATGCAGCTTCGTAAAGTTGTCTCAACTCATGGTGCTTTACCAGTCAAGCATCTTGATGGTAAATCCACAAAGATTACACCACAACTTGCTCAGCATGCTTTGAATAAACACTCCGCCATGAAGACTGCCGCTGAAAAACAAGACTTCGAATCCAAGATGCACAAGAGTCATGATTCTATGAAAAGTGCTCTTGGTCAATAATAAATAAAAGAAACTTTTCAAAGGATATTAAAATGTCAGTGGCATATACATATAGGGTAAAATGGAGTGCTACTGATATGTCTTATTATGGTATAAGATATGCTAAAGATTGCAGTCCCAGTGAATTATGGAAAACATATTTTACGTCATCAAAATATGTTAATGCATATAGAAAAGAATATGGTGAACCAGATATAATACAAATTAGAAAACAATTTAATTGTATTAAAGAAGCTAGATCCTGGGAGCAAAAGGTGATAACAAAACTAAATGCCCATAAAAGAAAAGATTATCTTAATAAAACAAATAATATAGCAATTATTAATACAGATGAAACAAATAAAAAAACATCTGAGAGAATGAAAATAATCCGAAAAGGTGTTAAAAATATAAAATTATCTGAATTGAATAAATTAAAGGTTGGTGATTTAAATCCCTCAAGAAAATCTGAAGTAAGAATTAAATTATCAATTGTTAATTCGGGTGCAAATAATGCTATGTATGGTGTTAAGGGTAGTCTTCATCCAAGATATGGTAAAATAGGGGCTTCAATAGGTAAAAAATGGTACCATGACCCTATAAATAATAAAGAATTTTATTTTTTTGAAAATGAAAAACCAAATAATTATCTCCCAGGAAGATTAAAAAAGAGAAAAGGATAAATCATATGCTTTGGGGAAGAAACGATCAATCCGTAACAGCTAATTCCACAACAACAAGGGAGTCCTCAAACGGGGCTCCAATTGGAACTTATGTACTAGTAAAAGGCGACCAAGTTGGGCGTACTTCTGGTGCCAATGCTCACTTTGGTAATACTTCAGCACAATCACGTGCAAACGTTGATGTAAGAATGTTTAATAATACCACACCTGGCGCATTTATAACAGGTCAAGCGGTGGGTATTTTTGGTGCTGATGCTACCGAAGCCGCTTTTACTAAATTAACCCATGCCGGTTGGCTTGTCCGTAGAGCCGGAACAGGTTCACTTGCCTCATTCACAATTAATACATCAGTAACAGCTACTGCATATAATAATGCTGACATTATTACCGTTAGATCTCTACAAGCTGGTGGTAATGCTACCGTAACCTTTACAACAAATTCAACCGGTGGTAATCTTGTATTTACCGTGTCAAATGTTGGTGCAGGTTTTACTTCGGCTACTATTCCAACTTCAAATATTTCTGTGACAAATTCAACTGGTGGTACTGCTGCTGGTAATACAACCGTCACAAACTTTATTGCAAGAGCTGGTGGTAGAGCAGGAAGAGTTCACTTTGAAACTCTTGTAGCTATGGGAAGCCTTGGTGCACAGACAGCGCCATATGGAACAGCAGCACTTGTTGCTGATGCTTCTGATGACACAATTCTACCTGATTCCTAATATTAGGTCAATATAATGGCAAATGACGCTAAGAAAATTTCTGAACTAGCCGTCGCCACCACTCTATCTGCAAATGATAGAGTGGTGGTACTTGTGAGTCCCTCTACCACAGCAAATGTTAAGACTATTACAACATCAAATTTTGCTAATAGTGTGGCAGCTAAATTTATTTCAAATGTAGTGCCAACTAGTAATACGTCCAATGGTAGCCCAGGGCAAATTGCTTATAACAACAATTATATCTTCGTTTGTGTAGCCAATAATACGTGGGGAAGAGCATCACTTACTCTTTCTTGGTAATGATTCACGAAAAATTAACTGAAGATAATTTTCTAATATATTGTGCTAAGATATATGATAATCCTCAGATGTTAACATCTGAGGAATTTCTTGAAGATCTTCATAGAATAAAGTATATTAAAAAACTTATAACAAGATATAGTGAATCAAAAGATATTAATGAAAGATTGATTTTAAATCATATCATAACTCTTCATAATTGTTTTGGTGTTTACTTGGCAAAAATCCTCTATTTAAAAATGAAAAAACAATTTCATTTTGTAAAACCTTTTCTTGTTTTAATTGATGCTTTACCAGCTATTATACACAATGTTGGTGATGAAATCATTGTATATACGGACTCAATTCCAATGGATCTAAATATTATAAAAGCACTTAGAAAGATTAACAATGAAGGTTAAAGAACAAGTAGCAGCACCTGCAAATGCAGCTGGATCTGGTGCAGTGGCTGGTATTGGTGTTGGGCCTCAAGGTGAGCCTGGTGTTTATCCTAAGAAAAAGCTACGTCAAGTTATTTTAACAAAAACACCACTTAAAAGATTAACTCCAATTAAATAGGTAAGAAAATGGCACCGTCAGAAGATCAGCGATTTGATAAAATAGAAGAAGCAATATCAAAGTTATCTTCTGTTGCATCCGACATGTCCAGAATGCTTGCTGTGCATGACCAAAGACTTCAGCAACAAGAAAAAATGTCTGATACTATTGGTGCCCAACTTGAAAAAAGAAAAGATGAAGTAGACAAAAAATTTGATTTGGTCTATGAAACTATAAAATCCGGCGATGAATCCATAAAGCAAGAAATTAAAAAAATAGTTGATGCCAGAGATAAACAAATAGATGGCGCAAATGAAAAAATTTCAAGACTAGAAAAATGGCAGTGGATGGTCATGGGTGGTTCAGCTGTAATTGGATATCTCATTCACTTGGGACTAAATGCAGCAAAAATATTGCAATAAACCTATTGACATTTTTGCCAACCATGGTATAATCAGGATTGACACAACAATGATGGTAATAAGATTATGTTATGGCTTGAACAAAAATATATTGGACTTTTGTCAAATCGACTAAGGAACTTCAAAAGGAAGTCCTCTGGTTTATATAATTTCTCATGCCCAATTTGCAATGACTCTGAGTCCGATAAAAGGAAAGCCAGAGGTTATATCTATGAAAAGCAAAGTAAAACCCTATTCCATTGCCATAATTGTAATGCAACAAAAGGGTTTGAAAATTTTTTAAAATTAATTGATGAATCTATTTTCAATGAATATGCACTTGAAAAGTTAAAGGACAAAAAGTCCCCGCAACAAGTTGATCTAGAAGAATTTGTTGCAAAAATGAAGAAGCCAAACTTTATGAAGACTGAGCCACTCAAGGGTCTTCGGAAAATTAGTCAACTAGATCCTGATGATCCTATTAAGCTTCTTGTATCAAAACGAAAAATTCCCAATCCATATCATGCAAAGATGTTTAAAGTACCTAAGTTCTTTTCATGGGTAAATAGTTTTATCCCTGATAAGTTTGATGATGAGTCTTTACTCTATGACGAGCCACGACTTCTTATCCCTTTCTTAAATAAGAATGGTGAAATGCATGCTTTTCAAGGTAGGTCACTAGACTCAAAGTCTAAAACAAAGTATATTACTATTGTTCTTGATGAAAGTCAACCAAAAGTATATGGGCTAGATACAGTTGATCCTTCTAAAAAGACTTATGTTACAGAAGGTGTTTTAGATGCAATTTTTCTACCAAATGCTATTGCAACTGCAGGTGGGGATATAGTATCAGGAATTAAAGATATGACCAAAACCAATATGATTATTGTTTATGACAATGAAAATAGAAACAAGCACACAATTAATAAAATTGAAAAGGCCATATACAATGGTTATAAAGTATGTATATGGCCTGAGAATTTTACATATAAAGATATTAATGAAGCTATTATAGCAGGGTTAAGTACAGAATTTATTAAACATATTATAGATACAAATACTTATCATGATCTTAATGCTAAACTTAAATTAACTATGTGGAAGAAAATTTAAATTTTCTAGGTACCATACCCTCCTTCCAGAAAATTTTAGCTTCAGAAGGTAAACATATATAGTTTTTTACGCCGTCATTGTAATATTTTTTACCGATTCTCCCTGAAGGTACACTATTCTTTTTTCTTGACTTTTTTAATCTACCAAGAAAAGTGCCTTCAGGTAATTTTCTAACAAAATATTCATTTGTGCCATCATTACACCAAAATTTACCTGTTCTATCAACTATCATTTTTAGTTTAGTTTCTTCGGTAATAATTTGATATGATCTAGCTATTTGAATTTTTTTTAAAGATTCTTTTGAGTGTTTTTTACCATAAAATGGATTTTTTTCACCAAATCTGGCTGAACCATACATAGGATTATCTTCCCCAGCAGCCCCTTCTCCACCATCTGTCATATTATGTAATATACCGGTATTTCTATCTTTTCGACCATACCAACGTATTAGTCTTCTTTCTAATGCCAATGCACCAATATTAGATAAATTATTTTCACAAATAATAATTTTTGACTTATCCTTTGGTGCTGTTATTCTGTGTTTATCCCATGCTCTATTACCTGTTCCTTTACCTATATAATATGGTGTTCCATTTTTTCTAAGATAAGCATATACATAATATCTAAATTCAGTCTTTAATTGTTTTTGCATGCTGTGTTTCCCTTCTTAAGCATAGAGTCCATGGGAATTGCCGTTCCGTGATGGACAATACTATTTATAAAATAAATTAATTTAGGACCGATTGACTCCATGTTTATTCCAAATGCTATTGCAACTGCAGGTGGTGATCTTGTTTCTGGCATTCATGGATTTGAAAAGAAAAATTTTGTTATCATTTATGACAATGAACCACGTAGTCGTGACACTGTAAAAAAGATTGACAAAGCAATTATGAATGGATATAATGTCTGTATATGGCCATCCAATCTAGATTCAAAAGATGTGAACGAGATGATTTTATCTGGCCTTAGTTCTGACTTTGTTAGGTATGTCATTGACACTCACACATTTTGTGATCTAAGGGCAAAGATGGAGTTAAATAATTGGAAAAAAATAACCGCTTAAAATGCGATGCATGTAATGATACCAGGGTTCATGCATACGATGAACATCATACTACATGGTGTAAAAAATGTTGTCTTCATGAGAATGGGTATTATCTGGTGACTACCGATCATTGGGGTGAAGATTTGATCGGGCAATACCTTTGCAAGAAATGTGGTTGGATTAGGAAAGGTTTAAATTATGGGAATTAATACTTATTTTTATACCATTCACGGTGTAAAGACTGAGTGGGATGATGAGTTTCATTCAGAATATTATGAGGCATATGATCATGGGATTATTGGACTTCCATGGGTTTTAGTAGATGGGATGGGTGGCAAATATATCATCTTCGGAACACCACTATTTACTTCTGGTAATTTACGATGGGGATTTGAAGAAGGTGACTCCTATAAAGAACTTGATCTTCAAAATTTAAATGAACTTGAGGTAAAATACCGTGAAGAGTTTGGTAAAAAGTTTCAAAAACATGTGCATCTTCTAGGCTCCGAACCTTTTAAGCTTATCAGCTTAATCCACTTCTCATAAAGGATTTAAATTATGAATAATCTCAGTCTTCTGATTTATTTTGCTGGTGCTGTAAATAGTATTGGTTCTTTTTTAGCACTAATTACAGCATTGCTAATAGCAGCAATGATTGGTTCTATTATTTTTTGGTTTGTTTATCATGATGAAACAGATTCAGTATGGCGTACATATACAGGTGATGCGCTAGTTGAATGCAGGAAAACACGTGAACTTTGGCGTAAACGAGCTAGTAAGTTTGCTTTGCTTGCTGTTTTTACAGGTTTAATTTGTAATTTTATTCCTACCCGTCAAACTGTTCTTCTCATTGCTGGGTCTGAAATGGGTGAAAAAGTTCTTAATAGCGAAAAAGTAACTAATGTTGTGGATCCAGGTATTGAACTTATTACTACTTGGATGAAGAATGAAACCGCTGAAATCAAGAAAAGGATGGAAACAAAACAATGATTCTAGAAGTACTAAACATTGAAGATAATGATGACGGTTCTGCCACTCTTACGGTGGATATGGATCAAGAAACTCTAAAGAAATTTGCTAGCATTGGTATTATCAAAGTGCTTAAAGATAATGCTGAAGATATTATTAATAATGTTGATCAATTTATTGAAGATGTTAAAGATAATCCACCTAAACCAATGCATGATGTTGCAGCTGCATATATTGATGATGCAATTAAAGTTTTAGAAAGTAGAATGACTGAGTTTCCAATATCATATGATGAAAAACTTATTATTGACACGCTATCGGATACGTGTCATGATGCACTACAAATTCTTATTGTGGCTAGGTCATTCTTTGATAATAAAACTTGATAAGTTTACACAACTTCCTTGCCATCTTTGGTGTGGTGATCTGTGTAATTGTTATCCATATAGGATCGACAATAAAAATAAAGTCAAAAAGACAAAAGAGACATTGAAAAGATTGAATGATGAATAATGCAAAAATTATAGCCATAACTAATCCACTCGTCGACGGAGTAAAATCTGCCGACGAGTTTATTGCCTATACTGCCAGAGTTTCAAATCCATCCAATCAGATGAATACTGATACGTCAGAAAAACTTTTAAAATACTGTATTCGGAATAAGCATTTCAGCATCTTTGAAATGATAAATGTAGTAATGGAAGTTAGTACAACTAGGGATATTGCTCGACAAATCCTACGTCATCGTTCGTTTTCATTTCAAGAGTTTTCACAACGATATGCTGATCCTACTAAAGACCTTGGGTTTGTGACCCGTGAAGCACGACTTCAAGATAAAAAGAACCGACAAAATAGCATTGAAGTAAATGATGATAGACTAGATTTTGATTGGAAAAGTCGACAAATTTATCTTCTAGAAATTGTAGAAGAACAATATAAGTGGGCTATTGAGAACGGCATCGCCAAAGAACAAGCACGTGTAGTATTACCAGAAGGTTTGACACTTTCAAAAATGTATATGAATGGAACTCTTCGTTCCTGGATTCACTATTGTGAACTAAGAATGTCTAATGGCACTCAGAAAGAACATCAACTAGTTGCAGAATCTGCTTGGGCAGAGATTGGTAAATACTTCACATTTTTAACAAAAGAATAGAGGACTATATGGTAATCAATGTAATAAAAAGAGATGGCACTGTTGAACCACTAAATTTAGAAAAATTTCATAGGGTGGTGCGCTGGGCATGTGAAGGACTATCAAACGTTTCCGAGTCTGAAGTAGAAATTAAATCACAAATTCAATTCTATAATAATATCAAAACATCTGATATTCAGGAAACTCTTATTAAAGCCGCTTCAGAACTAATCACAGAAGCAACCCCAAACTATCAGTATGTTGCTTCACGCCTTATCAACTATCACCTACGCAAGCAAGTCTATAATGGTCCAAATCCATGTTCTCTTTTTCAACATGTTGTAAATGTAGTTTCTGATGGATATTATGAACAAAATCTATTATCATGGTACGATGATGACGAATACAAAATCCTGAATGGATATCTAGTGCATGATAGAGATTTCAATATTCCATATGCAGGAATGGAACAACTTCGTGGTAAGTATCTAATTAGAAACCGTGCCACAAATAAATATTATGAAACACCACAGATGAGCTATATGCTCATTGCTATGGTTCTGTTTCACAAATATTCAAAGAATGAACGTCTGAAGTGGGTAAAGGACTTTTATGATGCAACCTCGACTTTCGAAATCTCTCTGCCGACTCCTATCATGGCTGGTCTACGCAGTCCACAAAAGCAATTTAGTTCTTGTGTGTTGGTGGATTCGGATGATTCTCTAGATTCTATTAATGCAACCACATCATCTATTGTAAAGTATGTTTCACAAAAGGCAGGTATTGGTATCAATGCAGGCCGAATTCGTGCTATTGGGTCTCCAATCCGTAATGGTGATGCAACTCACACCGGTGTGATTCCATTCTACAAGATGTTTCAAGCTGCTGTACGTTCCTGCTCTCAAGGTGGCGTACGAAACGGTGCCGCAACTCTTTATTATCCGGTCTGGCATTACGAGGTGGAGGATCTTCTAGTTCTAAAGAACAATAAAGGTACTGAGGATAATAGAATCAGAAATGTAGATTATGGCGTTCAATTTAATAAGCTTATGTATGAACGTTTACTTTCTGGTGGCAATATTACACTATTTTCACCATCTGATGTTCCAGGTCTATATGAGGCATTCTTTGTAAATTATGACAAGTTCAAAGAACTTTATGAAGAAGCTGAACAAAATCCAAATATTCGTAAAAAGAGTATTTCAGCTTTAACTTTATTTGGTTCATTCATCCAGGAACGTAAAGATACTGGTAGAATTTATCTAATGAATGTCGATCATGCAAATGATCATGGAGCATTTATTAAAGAAGTTGCACCTGTTTATCAAAGCAATCTATGTGCAGAAATAGCACTTCCTACAAAACCATTACGAGATGTTTTTGATCCGGATGGTGAAATTAGTCTATGTACTCTTGCAGCAATCAACTGGGGTAAAATCCGTGTTACTTCTGACTTTGAGCGTCTTGCTCGACTTATTGTTCGGGCTCTTGACGAGCTTTTGGATTATCAAGACTATCCTGTACTTGCAGCAAAAAACTCCACTATGGCTAGGCGCCCTCTTGGAGTTGGTATTATTAACTTTGCTTACTGGCTTGCTAAAAATGATCTTACTTACTCTAATATTGGGGTAGAAGGTCTAAAGAAAGTCCATGAATTTGCCGAAGCCTGGTCATATTATCTAATTAAGGCTTCTGCTGATCTGGCAAAAGAAAAAGGTGCTTGTCCTAAGTCAACTGAGACTAAGTACTCTTTGGGTGTTCTGCCGATTGATACTTACAAGAAAAATGTTGACAATTTGGTGGATCCGGTTTATAAATTGGATTGGAACTCTCTGCGTATTCAACTATCAGAATATGGAATCCGTAATTCCACACTGATGGCGCTGATGCCTGCCGAGACCTCTGCACAGATTAGTAACTCAACAAATGGTATTGAACCAGTACGATCACTTATTTCTATTAAACAAAGTAAGGATGGAGTGCTCAAGCAGGTTGTACCAGACATTAAAAGACTTAAAAATAAATATGATCTTCTATGGGATCAGAAGTCTCCGGAAGGTTATCTGCAAATTTGTGCAGTACTACAAAAGTTTATCGACCAAGCTATCTCGGTAAATACTAGTTATAATCCTAAGCATTATGACAGTGATCAAATTCCAATGTCAGTCCTAATGAAGGATATCATTCAATTCTATCAAATGGGTGGTAAAAATCTATATTACTTCAATACATTTGATGGTGCTGGTGAACAAGAAGTACTACCAGAGTTAGAACAATCCAAAATTCAAGATGAAACTTGTGATAGTTGTACCATATGATACTTCAACTTAATCCACCACTTCCCCTTGAAACACCTCAAGGTAAAGCATGGGCACATTTTATGATAGATTATGGACTTGAGCATGATCTACTTTGGGTGTGTTTTCAAGATGAAACAAGTGAATGTTGGACTTGGTCTAATAGACAAATAAAGATACAAAAAAACATTACTATAGGTAGGTAAAAAATGGCTTATAATGTATTTGATTCTTCAAATAAAAAGAGTCATCTTAAATCTCGACTTTTCTTTGATGAACCTCCTACTATTGCTAGGTTTGACAAACAAAAGTATCCTTTTCTAGAAAAACTAACTCGACAGCAAATGAGTTTCTTTTGGGTTCCGGAGGAAGTTGATCTTCTAAAGGACTCAAAAGACTTTCGTGAACTATCAAAGCATGAACAACATATTTTTACCAGTAATCTAAAGCGCCAAATTCTGCTTGATTCTGTGCAAGGTCGAGCACCAACTGCAGCATTTGGTCCGATCTGTTCTTTACCTGAACTTGAAAACTGGATTGTGGCATGGACATTTAGTGAAACTGTTCATTCACGATCCTATACGCATATCATTCGTAATGTATATTCCGATCCATCAAAGATTCTGGATGATATTCTAGATATGCAGGAAATTGTTGATTGTGCCAAAGATATCAGCAAGAACTATAATGCGCTAATTGAACTCAATAGTACACTTAGCCCACTTTCAAGTTTTTCAATGGATCCTTATGATCATAAGAAAGCCCTCTGGTTGACTCTCATGTCAGTCAATATTCTTGAGGGTATCCGTTTTTATGTCAGTTTTGCTTGTTCATGGGCATTTGCTGAGTTGAAGAAGATGGAAGGTAATGCTAAAATTATCAAGCTTATCTGCCGTGATGAAAATCTACATCTAGCTAGTACACAACAACTTCTAAAAGTACTTCCGCTAGATGATCCTGATTTCAAGAAAATTCAAGAAGAAACAAAAGCAGAATGCCTTGAAATGTTTAAAGATGCAGCAGAACAAGAAAAAGCATGGGCTGAATATCTATTTAAAGATGGATCAATGATTGGTCTGAATAAGCAACTTCTAAATGAATATGTAGAGTGGATTACCAACCGTCGTTTGACTGCAGTTGGTCTTCCAAATCTATATAAGACTGGTTCTAATCCATTACCATGGACAAGCAAATGGATTTCTGGTGGAGAAGTACAAGTTGCACCTCAGCAAACACAAATAACTTCCTACATTATCGGTGGAGTGAAGAATGATGTTTCAACTGAATCATTAAAAGATTTTAAACTGTAATGTTTATAACACCAAAACTAGAAGAGTGTCTTGATTTTGCTAAAAATATGGGTTGTAATGAACTAGTTCAAGTTTCTATTGAACCCAGAGAGTTTGATTTACCTTATAGGTGCCACGATAACTGTTCATATAATCCTGTTCTTGGATATTATTTTATCAAAGATTATAATACTAATATATTATATGCTTATAAACACAGTGTTTTAAATCTAGGCGAAAAACTTATAGATGTAACACCCACTTTTGATAATAGAACATATAATATATTTGGTTATGGTCCAGATTTAAAATATTCTTTTGAGTCTATTATGTATCTTGAAAACCAAGTTTTTATAAATAAAGAAAAACTTGGAGATCAAGATATGTATTACGTTTATGGATTAATAGACTCTAGAACAAATCTACCTTTTTATATAGGTAAAGGTAAAGGCGATCGTTGGAAATACCATTATAGCAATAAATGTTTTGAAAAAGAAATATCAACAAAAAAAGTTGATATGATTAAAGAGCTTAAATCTTTAGGATATGAACCAAGCGTAATATTTTATGCTCAAAATATTGATGATGAACATATAGCATATGATATAGAAGCATCACTTATTAAAAAATACGGTAGAAAATATTATGAAGAAAACGGTATACTAACCAATATTACTATAGATTCTAGACCGCCTAACTGGAAAGATAAAACTTATGAAGAAATATATGGTTACGAAAAAGGTAAGGAAATAAAAGAATATAAAGCCAAACAACAAAGAGCACGTGGCGGATATTTTAAAGGACAAAAGCATACAGAAGAAAGTAAAAGAAAAATAGGTGTTGCTTCTGCTGCGCAAGCTTTAACCGAAGAAATAGTTTTAGAATATGGTAAAAACTTTTGTGATTTTTTTAATGGCCAAATAAGTAGAACAAAATGGAACTGGTGGACAAAAAATAATAATATACAAACAAATATTTTAAAACAGGGTATTAGATTTTCCGGAAGATATGCATTAGAAGTTTTTGTAGAGAGGTTCAATGCAAATCTTATAACAAGTCCTTTGTTATGGTTTCATCATCCTGAAACTAAAGAAACATTTAGATGTCAAGATTGGGAACTAGAACACAAAGTAAAAATAGTTCCAAAAGGGTTTATTAAGGGGCGAGGAATAAGTACTTTTGGTGATAATAAAGGTTTTATAATAGTAAGCGATAAAGAAAAAAATACAACAACAAGAATGAAAAAAGATGATCCAAGATATATCTCTGGTGAATACATATCAGTAAATAAAGATTATGTTATTGTAGAAGATAATAATCATAATATTTTTAGGGTAAAAAAGAACGATCCAAGATATATTTCGGGTGAACTTGTATTTAAAAATCCCGCAAAAGGATAAGAAAACACAGATAACTTCATATATTATCGGTGGTGTAAAAAATGATGTTTCAACTGAATCACTAAAAGATTTTAAATTGTAAGGAGAATTAAATGGGTTGGGCAACAGGAAGTAAATTATTTTCTGAAATAGCAGAAAGTATTGAACGACATGTACATGATGAACAGACTAAAATAAATGTTTATTATGAAATGATATCATCATTTGAAGATTTTGATGCTGATACCTTAGATGAATGCTTAGGTATTAGTGATGCTTTAGATGCTGTTCTCAAAGAAGTTTATAATATTGATGACCCGGATGAAGATCCAGATGAAGAAATTTGGGACGACGGCGGCAGAGAAAACTTTAGATAAGTAGTATAAGTATGGGGGAAGGAGACTCCCCCATGAATACTTGGCTTTATAATGATAAACCTATAGAATTGGAAAATATAGAAAATTATATAGGATTTGTGTATTTAATAACAAATACACTAAATGATAAAAAATATATTGGTAAAAAGCTTTTAAAATTTAAAAAAACAAAAACACTCAAGGGTAAAAAGAAAAAGATACTTGTTGAGTCTGATTGGCAAACCTATTATGGTTCAAATGATGTTCTGAAAAAAGAAGTTCAAGAACATGGATCCAAAAATTTTAAACGTGAAATAATCCGATTTTGCAAAAATAAAAGTGAATTAACATACTTTGAGCTTAAAGAGCAAATTATAAGAGGCGCTTTAGAATCTGATAAGTATTATAATTCTTGGATATATGTTAGAGTCAGAAAAGAACATTTAAAAAGTGTTGACTTTTCTACATACATATGATATATAATAGTATAGGAGAAGTGCACATGCCTTGGGCACATAAATCTAAATCAGGTAAAGGCCGAAGAAAAATCGGTTCAAGTAAACGAAAAAAACGTCGTTTAAATAGAAAGAGGTAGTGTTGTGCAAAAGTTTGACCTTGAAAAAGTGAAGCAATTTATTTCAGATTCTTCACTTGAGTCAAAAATTTACATCGGATCAGACTCCGAACGCTTTAAGCATTTTGGAGTCTGGCATGCTGACTACTGTGTTGCCGTAATCATTCACAAAGACGGCAAACATGGATGTAAAGTCTTTGGTGAGGTCACTAGACAAAAAGACTTTGATGCAAAAGTCGGTCGACCTGCTATGAGATTGATGAATGAAGTTTATCTAGTACATGACATGTATGAAAAACTTGTTGATGCTATTGGTTCTAGATATGTAGAACTTCATTTGGATATCAATCCATCAGAAAGATATGGATCCTCATGTGTAGTAAATCAAGCTATAGGCTATATTAGAGGTGCGTGTAATATTACACCTCGAGTAAAACCTCAGGCATTTGCTGCATCAATATGCGCCGATAGGCTCAAGGAACTTATCGCAGCTTAAAAAAACAATAAAGGAGTATGAACGGTGAGAAAACGCATGTTTGGTGTGTTTCTTGCACTAGGGCTATTATCGCCGATGATAGCCAATGCGCACGATCAACAACATACTGCGGTCAAAATCGTGAAATCTTATAAAGCTAAAGTTTCATGGTATAAGTACGGTCGTGTGACCGCTAATGGTGAAGAATTTAATCCAAATAAATACACAGTAGCTCATCGAACTTTACCGTTCGGAACACTTGTTAGGTTCACTAATCTCGAAACAAATGCTAGATTAATAGCTAGGGTCAATGACCGCGGTCCTTTTATTAAAGGTAGAGAATTTGATATGACTGTAAAATGTGCTTATGTTCTTGGTGTAAAAAAGAATGGTGTTGCAACTGTTAAAATAGAAATACTAGGGTAATGATTTTAAAATGGTTAAAGGAAAAATTTATGGATGAAGCAACACGAGCCAAGTTAGGCGGTTTTCAGTGGTATACTAATGGAGTTGTAGATATTCGTGTCGATAAAGATGAAGTGGAAGAATTTCTGAAGAATAATTCTGATTATCGACGTGGGCGTAGTAATGCAAGACCTAAAAAGAAAGAAAATGTAATGGAACAAAAGCCTTATGACTATGAACAGGAACTAGTTGAGCAGGGATTAGGACCAAATTGGATCGAGCCGGGAAAAGAAAATACTATTACAGCTGGACCAATGCATGTAATGACTGTTGGATCAGTGGATCAATTCCTGAAGCTCTACTTAGTAGAGGGTGTTGTTCAGATGAGACCAAATCAGCCAGGTAGTGGAATGGCTCAATCCGATCAACGTAGAATTGTTTGGGCACACAGTGGTAATGAAGCAATTCAAAAGTTTTCAACGTATTTTTCAAGTTTAAATACATCAACTGAAACTTATATTGTTGCATATGCATCTGTATCGGAAGAAATTCGATAATGAAAAATTTATTTTACGGTAATTTTGAACAAATTATTGTTGATGAAATGTTGAAAGAAAATCTTAATCCCTTAAATAAGGATGATATCAACTTTTTTTGGGCAAATAAATTACCAGAAGAAATGCAGGACACCTTACTTTATGATAGTTGAACTATACACAAAAGCTAATTGCTCATATTGCTCTTTAGCTAAACAAATTCTTCTTAGTAATCAGATTCAATATACAGAAAATATGCTTGATCGGGATTTTACTAAAGAGATTTTAAAAGAAAAATTTCCAACCGCTGTAACTTTTCCTGTAATAGTCCTTGACGGATATTTCATTGGCGGATATAATCAACTTAAGATTATTATTGAAGAAAAAAATAATAATTCTCAACAACTATTAAATGAATAGTAAAAGGATATATAATGTATACTCGTGATACTTTACTAAGAGACCTACGACAGAGTATTCTAGATGTAACATTTACAAAGGTAAATGGCGAGGAACGTAAAATGCGTTGCACTCTAGTCCCATCACTACTACCAGAAACCTATCGTGCTAGTCTTGAAGAACAAACCGCTGAAAAGCAATTTCATCAAGTTAATCAAGATGTGATTGCATGTTGGGATCTAGAAAACAATGGCTGGCGTTCCTTCCGGATTGATTCCGTCATTTATACACAAGCTATTCAATAGTTATTAAGGAATAAAATAATGGGTAAATATTGGGGTTATCATTTTCATCTAGATGCTTCTGGTTGTGATCCAAAAGCAATTAAAACACGAAAAGTAATTAAGAATTTTATTACAGAACTAGTCCCTGCAATTGATATGATTCCGTATAAGGATCCAAAAATTGTCAAATTTGGTACGGATGATAAAGCTGGTTATACACTAGTTCAACTTATTGAAACTTCAAATATCTGCGCTCATTTTGTGGATGAAACAAATGCAGTTTATCTAGATGTATTTTCATGCAAGGAATATGATCCGCAAATTGTAGAAGATTTAGTGGTAAAATATTTTGGTGCTCAAAGGTTTAATAAATTCTTTATGCATCGTCAGGCGCCAGAATAAAGGTTAGTTAATGACAGCTTTTGAAGAGAATGAAGTTTCACTAAAAGCAAATGGTGGGACAGAGATTGCTAAAAGAAAACTGGGATCAATAATTGATCCCTCACTTCTAGATCATTTTCAAATTATAAGTTCTCGACCAAGAGAACTAGATGAGTCTAAGATAAGGGTTCTGTGGTTTCATGATCTACCAAATGACAATGAAATTGCAAAACTTCGTGAACCAGGATTTAGAGATAAATTCCATAAGTTTGTTTATATTTCAAATTGGCAAATGAGTCAATTTCAACTATTCCATGGTATTCCATACGACAATAGATCAATTGTTCTAGAACATGGGATTGAACCAGCAGACCCACTAGCAAGATGGTCACATGGTGATGATAAAATTCGGATTGTATATACTTCTACCCCACAAAGAGGTCTAGATATTCTAGTTGATGTTTTTGAACATCTAGCGCAAACTGATCTAGATATTCATTTAGACGTGTTTTCTAGCTTCAAGATTTATGGATGGGATGAAGCAGATAAACAATTTGAGCCACTATATGATAGAATTAGAAATCATCCTAATATGACCTACCATGGTTTTAAACCAAATGATGAATTAAAAAATCATCTAAACTCATGTGATATTTTTGCCTATCCATCTACTTGGATGGAAACTAGTTGTAGAGCAATGCTTGAAGCAATGTCGGCACAATTAGTATGTGTGCACCCAAATTACGGTGCTCTTCCGGATACATCTGGTTCTTTAAATTTAATGTATCAAGGTTCTTCGAATAGATCAGAGCATGCTACAACCTTTGCGGCACATTTAAAAGGCGCCATTCAGTTTGTAAAAGATAAGAAGCACACTGATATTACCAGATTTAATAAAATCTATATTGATAATAGGTATAATCTAGGTAGAATTAAATTTCAATGGGAAGTCATGCTAAAAGAATTGCTAGAAAAATATCCCACACCAGAAAGTAGAAAACTTATTAAACAGATGTTTGTTTATAAAACATCATGACTAAAAATGTTGACAAACATCCTAATATGTGGTATTATAAACTATGAATACCTCTAATAATGTTATCCTATTCCCAACCAAAAATAACAAATACAATGGTCCGCAAACACTTGAAGAAGTGGATGAGACCATTGATTTGGTGAAACAGTTTCATATTCAAGAGACAATTGAGACTATTGTGCCGTCATTATTTGACCAACTAAATATTGCAGGGTTTCTTCCTGATGAAGATGATGAAGAAATCCTTAAACATTCGGCAATGGTGGTGGAATCTATTAGATCACTACTTTGTATGGTTCGAGGGATCAATCATCCTCTCCAATTAATTGCTGATAATTTATTTGTTCAAACCGATGACGGTTTAGCTGTATCCGATAAAGTTAAAATCATTATAACTCCAAAGGAAGGTAAGGGCGAATAGCCCATTATATCATGATCATCATAGATTTTTCCCAGGTTATGCTATCAAATATTATGGTTCAGCTGGGCAATCATACAAATGCCCAAGTTGATGAAAACATGTGCCGCCATATGGTATTAAACTCTCTTCGGTTATATAAAACCAAGTTTGGTGCTGAATATGGTAAAATTGTAATTGCCTGTGATGCTACAAATTATTGGCGTCGTCAAGTCTTTCCGTATTATAAAGCTAATAGAAAGAAATCACAAGCTGCTTCCGAACTTGATTGGAAAGCTATCTTTGAGTGCCTGAATAAGATTCGTGATGAACTTTTAGAATATTTTCCATATGCTGTTGTTCGTGTTGATACAGCAGAAGCGGATGATATTATTGCTACACTTTGTCATGAATATGGAAATACATCAGAAAAGCTTATGATTATTTCTGGTGATAAGGACTTTCAACAACTGCAGCACTATATGAACGTTCATCAATATAGTCCAGTTCTTAAAAAGTCAATTGTTTGTAATGATCCGGATAAGTTCCTTAAGGAACATATTATCAAAGGTGATGCTGGTGATGGCGTGCCTAATTTTCTTTCACCAGATAATTCCTTTGTTCTGAGTATTCGCCAAAAGCCTGTAACACAAAAAAGGCTAGAAGAATATCTAAAAAAGACACCACATGAATTTTGTTGCACACTAGAACAACTGCGTAATTATAAGCGCAATGAGCAACTCATTGATCTATCTAAAATTCCTGTAGAAGTCTCTACAAAGATCATGGAGACCTACCATGATCAAGCGGCTAAAGCCTCATCTTCAAATTTAATGAACTATTTTATTGCTAATCGACTAAAGAATTTAATGGAGCATATTAATGAATTTATTTAATGGAGACACTAAGTGAAACTAGGTGTCTCCGAAGTCCTCGAAGCAGCTTCCCAGATAACTGATAGAAATGAAAGAATCAGATATCTACAAGTCAACAGTTCAGTTCCTTTGCATACGGTTTTTCAAGGAGCATTTGATCCCAAAATTAAGTGGCTTCTTCCGGAAGGTGCACCACCATATAAACCAAATGATTTAGTGGATCAACAACATGTATTTTTTTCTGAATGTAGAAAAATGTATCTGTTTATTGAAGGTGGTAATAATGATCTAAAACCACTCCGTCGAGAAGCATTATTTGTTCAGATGCTTGAACGTCTTGATCCAAAAGATGCTAAACTACTGTTGGCTATAAAAGATAAACATATCCCATATCCCGGGATTACCGAGGATGTTATTAAGGAGGCTTTTCCAGGTCTACTTCCATGAGTAAAAATAAGAAAAATTATATAGACCAGCTTGATGGTTATGATGAGGATGAATATCGTAAAAATGTTCTTAGGGATCAGGAACGTAGAAAAAATAAGCGACTTGCTAATGCACTTCGATCTAAAAATATCAAAGATTTAATGTATCTCGAAGAAGACGAGGAAGACTGATGCCCACTTATCTTTTTAAAAATATAAATACCGACGAAGAGGTTGAACTCTTCATGTCAATAACAGAGAGGGACAAGTATCTAGAAGATAATCCAAATATCACACAACTTGTTCACGGTGCACCAAGTATAGGCGATCCAATTCGTCTGGGACTCCGTAAACCCGATGATGGCTTCAGAGATCGCCTTAGAGAGATAAAGAAGCACCATAGTCGTGGTATATCCAAGAGTACCGTAAATACTTTTTAAATGCTCGTGAACCAAAAAAGGTTTCACTTAATGTCAGCACCACCGAAAAAAAGACTATCTCGTAGAGAAAAAAGACAAAATAAAGAGAGCAATGGAGCAGTAGGAGATAAAATAAATTTTAATCTTCAGGAAGTTTTTCCTTTAACAGAGAATCAAAAACTAACGTTTAATTCTTATGATCAAGGAAAAAATTTAATGCTTCATGGTATTGCAGGTACTGGGAAAAGTTATATTTCTATGTACCTAGCACTCAATCAAATACTCAGTGAAGATTCTCCTTATAAAAAATTATATATTGTAAGATCAGTTGTGCCTACAAGAGATATGGGATTTCTTCCTGGCAACAACAAAGAAAAATCTAAAGTATATGAAGCACCATATTATGCTATATGTTCAGAACTTTTTAAGCGTGGTGATGCTTATGATTATCTAAAACAAAAAAATATAATTGAATTTATATCAACCTCATTTATTAGAGGCATAACTCTAAACGATTGTATTATTATTTTAGATGAGATGCAAAATGCTTCTCTTCATGAATTAGATTCTGTTATTACACGTGTTGGTAAAAATTGTAAAATTATATTCTCTGGTGACTTTACCCAAAGTGATTTCACCAATGAAAAAGAAAGAAATGGTCTTCCACAATTTATGAAAATCATTCGTGGTATAAAAAGCTTTAAATTTGTTGAATTTAATAAGAATGATATTTTGAGGAGTGATTTAGTTCGTGACTACATCATTGAAAAAGACAGACTTGGGATTGCCGCTTAATTGGCAATCAATTGAAGATTATAATCCTAAAGAACATGGATTTGTTGTAGTTGCAAATAAGCATAAAAAATGGATTAGATTTGGTAGATTATATCCTGGGTTAAATCGGTGGTACTATTCAGGTACCACCGAAAACGCTCAATATTCAGAAGGTCATAATGATAGTGATAAACCTACACATTGGGCTCCAATGTTTAAAGCACCATGGGATTAAATAATGTTCATTCATGAATTACTAAATCTAGCTACACTAGAGCGTACTGAAAAAGACGGAAAGAGATACTACATCACACCAGATGGAGTATTTCCTTCCGTCACTACAGTATTAGGTGAAAAGTTAGATAAATCCGGATTAGAACTCTGGAAAGCAAAAGTTGGTGTAGAAAAAGCCGAACAGATTTCCAGACAAGCAGCCACAAGAGGTTCTGCCGTACACAAACTTTGTGAAGACTACTTAATGAATGACGTCATTGATTCTCGTAAAGTCATGCCATTTAATATGATGACCTTTAATACCATTAAGCCAATTCTTGATAAAAATATCAATAAAGTATATGGAGTTGAAGCGGCATTATATTCAAAGAAACTAAACACAGCTGGTACTTCAGATTTATTAGCAGAATATAATGGCGTAAATTCTATTGTAGATTTTAAGACTTCTAGAAAAGAGAAGAAAGAAGAGTGGATTCAAAACTATTTTCTACAAGCAACCATTTACTCTATGATGGCTGAAGAGTTGACCAATTTAAAGTTCCCGCAAATAGTCATTATTATATCAAATGATGACTATGAAGTTCAAACTTTTATAAAGAATCGAGATGACTATAAGGATAAAGTTCTAGAACTTTTCAACTAAAAAAAGGGGAAGCATTGCTTCCCCTTACTTGTTTAAGTTTCTTTTTAGTACTTCAAGTTCTTCCTTACTAAGTTTACTCATAGCGCTGTTTAACAATGTTTTCTCTGCTTCTTCTTTAGCTTTTTTAGATGCATTTAAAGTATATGATCCTTCATATAAGTCACGTGATTTGGGTATTTTTACACGTGGTCTTTTTGTATACTCATGATTAATCTTACTAGAATTGGATGCAGAAGTAGGCGCTATGCATCCACGATCTCTGCAATCCATTCTATCACAATCTTGACATTCATTGTACACTTTTAATTCCTAATTTGATAATAAACTTCAAGTGAAATTTGATTCAAAAAAAATGGTGAGACATTATTTCGAATCTCAACCCTAAGACGTCTTGAAGAGTGATTTTCAATTTCATCCCATACTTCATCATATATTTGATCATAGACTTGATTCCTGACTTGATGCCAGATTTGATTCCAGGCTTGATCACTGATTTGATTGTCGACTTGATTCCTGACTTGATGCCAGATTTGATTCCAGGCTTGATCACTGATTTGATCTTCGACTTGGCGCAAGACTTGATCCGAGACTCTATTCATTTAAATTATCAATGGCGTTTGTCATGATGATGCCGACATCATTCTCGTTCATTTATTTCACCCTTTATAAGATGTGCAATCTGATTTTGGAATATAGACCAAGTTATATCATATGTTTTATCGGCGACATCACGCATACATCGTTGACTTACATTCATATATATTTTATTGCCAGCACTCATTAAAAGTTTAGTTTTAAGATTATATTTAGCTCCAACCATAGGTTTAGTTTTTGCAGCAAGTGACAATGGCACGCTTCATCCAATTGGCATCATTCTTACGGCGAAGGATACCAATCTTAAGAGCCACACGGAGAGAGAGCTCACGGAGTCGGGTTGCATTCTTTTCGATGAAGTTGAGCACATCGGCCTGAGCAGTAGCATCCAGGCCGATATTCTGCAGCAGACCACCACGTACCACCTGACGGATACGGATGAGGTAGTCACGCTGATTCTTCATTGCCAGGTCGATATAATGAGCACGAGACACAAGAGCCGAAAGATGCGGCGCAAGCCGGGACCCACGGTCAATCATGGCGTCAAAATCGTAGTTGGTAATAAAGATCACGGTACCATCGAACTGAAAGCTCTTGGGCATGCGCTCGGCCGACTCATCGTCAATCAGCGTACCCTCGGTCATATACGAGATGATGCGCTTGTCGGTAGTGTCCAGAGCGGCCTTGAGCAGACCGATGGCAGTCTCGTCAAGGAACACATCGTCGGCATCGTCAAACACGAGCACCGAACCAGCAGTACGATGCTGATACAGCAGCTTGTAAAGTGCCGGAGCCTTGACGTAGCCCTTCACGATACGATGGGAGGTGGCATTGGGATCCCATGCCTCGAGCGCCTTCTCGACGGTGAACGACTTGCCGAGACCGGCAGGACCGGACACGATCAGCGCACGAACGTCACCGTCGATGGCTGCATTTGCCATGTCGGAGAGGATTTCAAAACGGTCGTTGAGCTTCTGCTCAATTTCCTCGTCAGTCTCAACGATAACGGGCTCAGAGGGCTGAACCACGTTCATGATCTTGTCCATCTTGTCCGTCTTAGCGGTGCGGGTCTTACGGTAGCCATTTTTCGGAACGCCACGGGGCATGTCAGTGTCCTTTTGTGTATAAGCAAACCTTATCCCAGATTGGGATTAAAGTCAACCGTTATTTTCGATGGTGGAGAGGTATTCTTCGTATTCAGCAAGGTCGGCAGCGGTCGGCTCGTAAGCTTCCTCACAGGAAACCTCGAGGTCAAAATCGTCGGGATAGGATATGTTCATTAACCTTTCAGTCATTCCAGATTGTGAGGGTGATGCAACCCATGCTCTGCTGATACAGCATAGCGCCGAGGTCGCCACCAGGTGTCATCTTAGCGCTTATACGGAGAAAGGGCTGCTTGTTACCCAGAGTGGTCCTGATGCTGTTGGGCCATTCACCCGGGCGCATGCGCAGCTCAGAGGCTTCAGCGCTGAAGCAGTGCACCTTGTGTTCGGTCACGTCGGAGGCGGTAATGATCATGTCTACCTCATTCATCATAGTCTCTTTATACCACCACCCAAGATAAAAGTCAATCCTAAGGATATCAATGGGTTAGCCAGGTAGACGCCTTAACCTATTGAAAAGATTATAAAAACTTTTTTCGGTGCACCAAAACTTTTTTCGATCGACCATCGGTCATGGACCTGCTCACCGCACTCAAGATGGTAAAACCTAATCTTTTCAATAGGTTAGCAGTTTTATAAAAGTCAATGATATCAATGGGTTAGGTGCTCACGACGGTTCTCGGCAGTCTAAGCCACTGTGGATGGGTTATCATACCGCTAGGACCACCTAGCACGACTAGAGCACGGTTGCCATCCTAACCCATTGATATCATTAGGACTCAAACTTTTTTCAAAAAAATGCAATTTTTTTCCTCAATCATATCAATGACTTAAGCCTAACCCATTGACAAAGCAGGGGTTTACTTTTATCTCATATGGGGTTATAAAGAGACTATGATGAAGGAAACGAACATGACCATCACGGTCTATGACCTCAGAAACAAATCTTTCTCACATGGTAACCTTGACTATAAAGTGTATGTGGTTATGGCCGATGGTAAAGAACCCAAAGTTTATAGCAGTTACTTTAGAATCAACGCCATTCGTGTGCTTAAAGATCTTGGTCATGATGTAACTGAGATTGATATCTATACCAAGCGTGATGCTAAAAAAGCTCTCGGCAAAGATCTTTTTGACAAAATTTACAACCCTCGCTAAATTACCTATTGACTTTAATCTCAGATTAAGATATAAGTTAAGTCATACCAACAACACCAACGAAAGACCTACAATGACCGAATTTTCCGGCGACAAGGCCAAGACCAACGTGACCATGGCATCCGATGGGCGCTACCACACCTCCCGTGACAAGTACCGCAAGGGCGATCTGCGGAAGACCAATCTTGAGGAGTACGGCTCCACATCGTTCGGCACCGATGGGTACTACGACGGTGCTCCCGGCCGCAAGAAGCATAAGAAGTGGAGCCGGACGGAAAAGCCGTCCTATCTCGACTGAGTGGGTTGACTTTAATTCCAGATTAAGATATAAGTTAAGTTATAACAAGGAGACTACCAACATGGATATCTCGACCGTTCTGTCCCGTATGTACGCCTTCGCCAAGACCACCAAGGACGATGTGGCCTCTAATGAGGTTGCCCGGGCCGCCGACCGTCTGGCGCACCAAGGGCCGTTTGAGGCTCAGCTGACCTCAGAGGAAGTCTCGGTGATTTCCCGCTTTGTCGGTGCATAAGCCTATTGACTTTTTTCCATAACCTGGTATAATGGTTAGTGACCAAATAATGATGGTATAAGGTTATGGAAAAAGTTAAGAATCAAGTCTTGGGTTCAGTCATGGGTCAAGTGGATAAAAAAGTTTATAATCAAGCCTTGAATCAAGTCCAGGATCAAATCTTTGATCAAGTCTATAATCAAGTCTATAATCAAGTCTGGAATGAAATCTGTTATCAAGTCTTGATGGAGATAGAATGATGTATCTGGTTAGTTTTACCAACTTTGGTTATACTAAGGACTTTTCCAATAAGGAACAAGCTCTGACTTATATGGAGAGGGCATGCCTTGAGGCACTGCTGATGACCGAGAAGGGTGAAGTCCTTGCTGGATTCTCTCCTATCACTGGCTTCAAAACCGAAAAAAGTGGTTGACTTTAAACCTAGTTAAGATATAATCCTACTATCAAAACAAACACGGAGACTTAAAAATGGCTCACAACATTGAAATGGTTGACGGCAAGGCTCAGATGGCATATGTGGGTGAAACCCCGTGGCATGGTCTGGGCCGTGAGGTTCCTGCTGATCTTACTCCAGATCAGATGCTTGAGGCTGCTGGTATCAACTGGGAAGTTGAGAAGATCAAGGCCTATGCTAAGGTCGGTGGTAAGAACATCGACGTGGGTCGTTCGGCTCTTGTCCGTAAGAGTGACAACAAGATTCTAGACATCGTGTCGAACGACTGGAATCCGGTGCAGAACGCTGAAGCGTTTGAATTCTTCAACGACTTCATCGCCGAGGGTGACATGGAAATGCACACCGCTGGCTCTCTGGCTGATGGTCAGATTGTCTGGGCTCTGGCTAAGGTCAAGGACGGCTTTGACCTGTTCGGTGGTGATGAGGTCGAATCGTATCTGCACTTCACCAACTTCCACAAGTATGGCTTCTCCACTGACGTTCGGTTCACTCCGATTCGTGTGGTCTGCAATAACACCCTAACGCTTTCTCTTAACACCAAGGTCGAGCGCTTTGTCAAGATTAGTCATCGCCGTGAGTTCAACGGTGACAACGTAAAGCTCATGCTTGGTATTGCTCAAGAGAAGCTTGCTAAGTATAAGGAAATGGCTGCTTTCCTCGGCACCAAGCGCTACACCAACGAGAATATGGTCGACTACTTCAAGCGTGTGTTCCCTGTTGCTGGTGGTCCGGATGCTAAGAAGGAACTTAGCAAGAATGCTAAGGTTGCTCTGTCCGTGGTCGATACTCAGCCCGGTGCAGACTTTGCTCGTGGATCCTTCTGGCAGCTCTTCAATACGGTGACCTATACTGCTGATCATCTGATGGGTCGCACTCAAGACTCTCGTCTAACCTCTGCTTGGTACGGCAATGGTCGTAACATGAAGACCCGGGCGCTAGAGACTGCCATCGAAATGGCAAACGCCTAAAAAAACGGTTGACAAAACTTACTACCTGATATATAAGTAACTTATCAAAACATAGAAAAGGACTAAAATAATATGAGCGAATTTCATTCTGTGCTGTTGGCATCACTTCTACTATTTGTGTTGTGTGGTGTTGTGGCATTGGTGAACTAATAGACAGCGTCATCTCTATACAACTGAAGTCATCTCTATACAACTGAAAAACACAAGGAAAAACAACTATGAAAACTTTTACTCGTATGGCTGCCCAGGGCGATTTCATCATTCTGCGGATTAATGATATTCCCGCAAATGTCGAGCGCCTCGCACCAAATGACCGTAACCACATTGTGGTTGCACATTCCGAAACCGGTCATGACCACGTGATGGTTGCCGACCGTGTAACCGCCTACAAGACTACTGGTACCAAGGACGTTGATCTTTATGAGATGTTCCTCTCCGTTGAGGCTCCTACAGAGATCAATCATCTTCGTACCTTTGATACCCACGAGACTCTTCTGGTTCCTCCTGGTAACTATACTGTTCGCCGCCAGCGTGAATATGTTGCCGAGGGTTTCCGTCGGGCTCAGGACTAATCTTTCTTACTCTGTGAATCCATAAAAGGGAATTATATTATGAAGAAGATCGACAAGCTTACTGCAGAACAGACCGCTCAGCTCGAGGTGTATCGTGACAAGTGGATCAAGATCGGTCTTTCCACCGACCGAGTTGATCCAGATGCAGCTAAGGCTGCTGTAGAACTTCTGTATAAGTGCGGTGGTCTTAACGCACCTGATGAGATCGTGTTTGCTAACGGTCCTCTGCATGCTAAGAAGCTTCTAGGTAGCCGATCGGTTACGGAGAGTTGTGTATACGGCTCTCATGAGGCCGCTTGGCTTTCCTTTTATGACTTCATGCAGAATGAAGTTGGTATTGATCTTGAGGGTAAGCTTGACGGTCTCTGGGCTGTTGCCAAGACTTGTGGTTGGATTTCCTGCTACGACACTCTTGCAGTAGTGCAGGATCGTCCGGTTCATATCAAGATGGATGAGGACAATCGACTCCATTGTGAAACTGGTCCTGCCATTCTATATGCTGACGGTTTTGCTGTCTATGCTTGGCATGGCGTCCGTATTCCTTCCGAATGGATTGAGGATAAGACTAGTCTGACTGCTCAGAAGGCTCTTACCTGGGAAAACATGGAGCAGCGTCGAGCCGCTTGTGAAATCCTTGGTTGGGTCAATATCCTTGGTGCACTAAACGCCAAGGTAATTGATGAGGATGAAGATCCCCAGATTGGTACTCTTCTGGAGGTTGATATTCCCGAGATTGGTCGGGAGAAGTTCCTCAAGGTTCTTTGCGGTACTGGTCGTGAGTTTGCCATTCCGGTTCCACCGGATATGACTACGGCACTTGGTGCTAATGCATGGACATATGATATTGATCCTGATCTTCTTAAGACACTTGAGGTCCGGACCTAAAAAGTCCGGACTACCTTTATGAATGGGATTATGGATCAAGTTTGGGATCAAGTCTATGGTCAAATCCGGCGTCAAGTCTATGATCAAGTCTTGCGCCAAGTCGAAGATCAAATCAGACTTCAAGTTTGGAATCAAGTTTGGGATCAAGTCTATCGTCAAGTTTATGATCAAGTCATAAATTCAAATGAATAAAAAAGTTTATAATCAAGTCAAGTTAGAGAACAAATGAAAAAAGATGTATTTACTCGATCCATAAACTTGATAAGTTATAGAATTTATGATCAAATTATAGCACAAATAGAAGATCAAATCTATTCTAAAATTTTAGAAGATAATCTGTGATACAAATGCGTAAAGTTTCCACTCAATGTCTTGATAAATTCTATATACAACTCTGGCATCAAGTTTGTATTAAAATTGACAATGAATCCGTAAATTATATTTGGGAACAATCTAGTATTTTTAGTATAGTCTGGGATCAAGTTCAGATGCCTATCAAGGATCAATTGACTGAATTAAATTAAGGAATAAAAATGGATAATATTCAAATCACACTATCTTATAATCGCTTTCCTGAAAATCAAAATCCAAATACTGTAATGGGTGAATCATATCAACATACTTTTACCATTACTGATGAAGCCACTTATTTTTCTGTTTTAGAAAAAGTTGAAGTGATGCTTAAGAGTCTAGGTTATGAGTTCAATGGTCATCTAGAATTTAGTGGTCTGGTAACTGATGATGCCGTTCAGAGTGATAATGTTGTAGTTCTTCGCCCTGAGGAATAAGTACTATAAACCATATTAGCGTCAAGTCAAAGATCAAAACCTATGAAACAAGTCTGGGAACAAATTTGTGGTCAAATTTGGGAACATGTCTGGGATCAAGTAGAAAATCAAATCAGTGATCAAGTCAGGAGTCAAGTATGGGGTCAAGTCAGACTTCAAGTCAGAAGTCAAATCTGGGATCAAGTAGAAGATCAAGCCCTATGAATTATGTTCAAGATCAAGTTGTGAGCTTTGTTAGGGGTCAAGTCTGGACTAAAATTATGAAACAAGTCATGGTTCAAATCGAGAGACAAACCCGAAATCAGGTCGTGGATCCAGTCTGGGATCAAGTCTCGGATCAAGTCCGCCGTCAAGTCCGAAGTCAAGTACTGAATCCATGAATAGTATTCGAGATAAGATCTTAGCTAATATTTGGCATCAAGTTTATAATAAGGTTTATTATCAAGTTAGTAATCAAATTTGGGATAAAACTACCGATCAAGTTTTGGATAAAGTTTATTCTGAAGTAACGATTGAAACTAGGATTCAAGTCAAGGATCAAATATGGGACATGTCATGAACCAAGTCAGGGGTCAAGTCTGGAATCAAATCAGATTTCAAGTATGGGATCAAATCTGGGATCAAATAGAAGATCAAGTCCGGAATCAAATCTGGGATCAAGTAGAAGATCAAGTCAGATTTCAAGTCTGTGATCAAGTCAGATTTCAAGTCTGTGATCAAGTCTGTGATGAATTCTATGTTCAAACCCGAAATTAAATTATGGGTAAATTATGAAAACTGTTATTTCAGATATTCGTAGTTGTCAATATTCACACGCTTTTAATAAAGTTCAAGATACTACTTCTGCAGATACCCAAAATAAAGTTGCAATGCTTATTTGGGATAAAGTTTTCATCTCTACTTTATATAAGTATATTAGCACATTTGACGAAGATTTAGGAAATTAATATGGCACGTGCTGCAGCAACACCAAAGTCCTTAAAGGTAAAAAAGTCTGTCAAAGTCAAGACGACTAGGACAGAGCAATATCTGATTAATATCAAGTATATGGGTGAAGAACCAACTTTTTCTACTGATAGGCAATTAACTGACCAAGAGTACAGTTCTGCTTTATCTTGGTATAATTACATGTGTTCTAGATCTGATTCACGTGAATATCTAGAAACCTATCTAAAGAATACCAATCGACTGATTGATCTTAAAAATTTAAAGTCGGTACCGGATAACAAGTTTATTGAGCATGCCGGTTGGATTGCTCGTATGCTTTCTCGTGGCGTACCGCTTACCAAGCGTTCATATAATCATATGAACCTCAAGCTGGTAGAAATGCTCAAGCACTCTACTGGGAAAGAGGAAAAGGTTGAGACTAAAAAAGTAATTAATATCCAAGATCGCATCAAAGAAAAAGTGTCAAACTTCATTGGTCTATTTGATGAAGAAATTGATAAGTGTGGATATACAATTTCAATGTATGAAATGCTTGAAAAGCATGAAATTCAACCTACCCTAGCCAATCGAGTAGCAGAATTTTTCAAACCTATTGCTGATGAAGCGCAGGAACTCCTTAAAAAAGATTGCAATCCTCAACTCAAAGAGGGTTTCAATCATCTAACCAAGGAACAGATCAAGCAAAGGGCTGCTTTTTATAGATCCATTTTGGATGATTGTGATCGTTATGCAGGCAACGTCAAGAAGCAAAAGCAACAACGCACCCCGAAGCCCATGACAGCAGAAAAGAAATTAAAGCATTTTAAATTTATGCGTGAAAGCAAAGAACACAAGCTAGTTTCCATCAATCCAGAAAAAGTCCTTGGTTGTCAAGAACTATGGGCATTCAATATTAAGTATAATACACTCACAAGGTTTATTGCGCTTGATCGTGGTGGATTAGATGTTGACAGAATGACTATTACCAAGTATAATGGTGATACCAAAACATATAAACTTACATCAAAGAAAGTCAAGGATACACTTGAAACCATCCTGTCTGGTGGTAAAAGGGTTTTATCCAAAACACTTGCAGAACTCAAAGAGTTTCCTATTCTGCAGGAACGTATCAATGAAAATGTAATTCTACTGAAGGTGGTATAATGCAAATCGAAGTCAAAAAGCCTCTAGATGCTCCAATCGGAAAAGCAGAGATGGTGAAAACTCCATGGGGTACTGAAGAATTGGCTCAAGTATTTAAAGTGATTGATTATATCAGTGGCGATATTAAGTATGCTGTAATTAATAATCCTGTTGGCAACTTTAAAGTTCGTTGTAGTGCATTTAGAGTCCGATAAATATATTGACATTTTTAAGATATAGGATATATTATGAAGGTAAATATCGGACCACATATTGGATACCTTACCCCTTTTCATATAGCAGAAAAGATCCTCTTTTGGAAAGATAAGTATAAACCAAACGAAACCAATCCATTAGATGTGCACAAAGATTATGATGATATTCATAACTTTGGATTGCTTTTGGAAAAGATTCCAGGGTTATTAAAACTATGTGAATGGTATAGTAATCGAGTTCGTAAAGTCAATGTACGGGTTGATCCATATGATACATGGTCAGCCGATAATACTATTGCACTGTTAGTTGTTCCAATTTTAAAGCAGCTAAAAGAAAATAAACACAGTGCAGGTGGCGTTGATGATGTAGATGTTCCAGAAGAACTAAAGTCAACCAGTGCTAAACCATTGACTGAAGAAGAAAAGAATTCCGGATCAGTTGACGATAATTACTTCAAGCGATGGGATTGGGTTCTAGATGAAATGATCTGGGCTTTTGAACAAAGCACTTTTGATTGGGAAGCTGAATATTACTCTGGAAAATCTGATATTCAATTTGAAAAGACGGATGGTGGGTTATCTAAAATGATCCAGGGGCCTAATCATACATTTAAAGTAAATCGTGAAGGTGTATTGCAACATCAAGAACGAATGTATAAGGGGAGGATGCTTTTTGCAAAGTATTATGAATCTCTATGGTCATGAATTATTCAACGTATAGTGTGGAGTTTTCCAAATGCAAGATGGATCTAGCAACAATGCACAATGGGCCACACGAAAAAAGCCCAAACGTGACATTACCCTCGGAACACTTTGGTTTGTCATCAGTTTATACTGCATCATTCCACTTATTCAAATCTTATCCGCTCCCCTTACCGGATTTATGTCATTTGTTTTCTGCATAATGTGTTTTTTAAGTGCTAAATTTTGGATTGATAAGGCTAAGAAATGTTGGTTCCCGACATAGAAAAAAAGCTTTTAGAAATTGAAATAGGTATGCTAAGGAGTGCTTTTAGAATAAATTTTCTTAGGCATGGGTATTCAGGCACAGAAATTGATGAGATGCTTGATAATATTAATAGAAGAGCCAAGGGAACCTTAGAAAATGATTTTGAATAAAATGAATAACTTTAATATTGAAATTGAAGTTCTTATTAGTGAAAAGAAGATCAACTACATTGATGCTGTTGTGATGTGGTGCGAAGACAATAATATTGAAGTTGAATATGCAGCAGATTTAATTAAAAAAGATATGGTTTTACATTCCAAAATTAAAGCGGATGCTGAGAGTCTTAATATTCTAAAAAGAACAGCGCAACTTCCAGTATGACACCGTATGAGTGCTATGTTGACTATTTAGCGCTTAAAAGACATTTTACCACAGAGTCATATGATTATTTTAAATATAATGGTAAAGTTAGTGCTAAAAGAGATACATTTGAAAAGCGAAAAGATAAATTCTTCTTTGAAAAACTTTCAAAACACCGTGACCCACACGGTGTTATACTTGCTAATCTATTAAAATCCAAAGATATATGGATAAAAGAATTAGTTAGTGATAAGGCACAAGAAAACTATAACTTATGGATCAAAAAAACACAATCAATAACAAGACTTGTTGAATCTGAGCTTTGGTTGTTGGATGATAATTTTGATTCAAACTTTAAAGTAGTTTCAGGTAATCATCCTCCATTACTAAAACTATTTTTATCGGATAAACTTTCATTAGAAAGTCTTATTATTTTAACTACAATTTCTGGATGCATTCCACATTGGTGCAAAAAAATGAAGGATGATTTTATCTGGGATGATGTAAACAAAAAGATAATTAAGACCAAACCGTTTATTCATTACGATGTTGAGAAAATAAAGAAAATATGCCTTGACAGATTCTCTACTTCGTGATAAATAAGTATAGAGGTAAGACCCTCTGTAAAAATATACAAATATACTATACATACAAAATATAAGGAATATATAAATGGACTTTTCTGCACTAAAAAAGACTTCTGGTAAAAGCTCACTAGAAAAGCTTACACAGGAACTTGCTAAGATTTCTACCCAGAGTGATTCTAAGGGTGACGCCCGTTTTTGGTATCCGAATGTGGACAAGGCTGGTAATGGTTATGCTGTTATTCGTTTTCTCCCTGCTCCTCCAAATGAAGATGTCCCATTTGTTCGAATCTTTGAACATGGTTTCAAGGGTCCAACAGGTCTCTGGTATATTGAAAACTCTCTGACTACTATTGGTCAAACAGACCCTGTCGGTGAAATGAATTCCCGTCTGTGGAATTCCACAACCGATGACGAGTCTCCTGCTCGAAAACAAGCCCGAGCCCAAAAGCGTAAGCTAACTTATGTATCAAATATCTATGTGATCCAGGATCAACAGAATCCTGAGAATAACGGAAAGGTATTTCTATTCAAGTTTGGTAAGAAGATTTTTGATAAACTTAATGAAGCTATGAACCCACAGTTTCAGGATGAAGATCCACTAAACCCATTTGATCTCTGGAGTGGTGCAAACTTCAAACTCAAGATCAGAAATGTTGAGGGTTATCGTAATTACGATAAGTCTGAATTTGCTTCACCAGGATCACTTGCAGATGATGATTCTGCCATGGAAACTATCTGGAAGCAAGAACATTCTATTCAATCCTTCCTTTCTCCTTCCAATTTCAAGAGCTATGAAGAGCTTTCCAAGAGGCTTGCAGTTGTTCTTGGTACGGACAAGACTGCGGCTCGAACATCGAAGCCTAAGGTTGAAGATGATGCCCCATGGGTTGAACCAAAGGAAGCTAAGTCTGCACCCGCACGTGAGCCAATGATGACTCAGTCTGATGGTGGAGATGATGAAGATCTAGAGTTCTTCCGAAATCTTGCTAAGAACTAATATTAAGGGGAGCAATATTGCTCCCCTTTTTTTATTACATTAATTCACTGAAAAATTCTCTCATAGTTGCAGCATCTATTCCAACAGGCCCGGGATCATTTGGGTCAATTGGTGTTTGTATAGCACCAATACCTGAGGCAGGTGCTTCTTGACTACCTTGTTCCATACTTACTGATACTTGTGGTGGTGCAGATTCCGCTACTATATTTTGGGTTGATGCATCATTAATTACAGAACCCATGCTAGATGCAGATGCACCTAATTCCATTGATGCAGATTGCCCTTCACTACCAGACATTTGAGCCTGACCAGATGATGGTTCACCGGGCATTTCATTTGCTCCACCAGGTGTTTGTGCAGCAGAGCCAAGCATTGTCTTTGGATCAATTGGTGTACCACCTTTTCTTACTTCAAAATGAAGATGTGGTCCGGTTGACAAACCTGTATTGCCAGATTTTGCTATTTCTTGCCCTGCAGTTACGGCATCGCCTTTTGCTACATTTAATGCACTAAGATGAGCATATCTAGTTTCTATACCATCTGGGCTTTGGATAGTTACCAAATTTCCATAATTACCTCTTTCTCCTGCATAAACAACAACACCACCAGTTGAAGCCAAAACTGGGGTTCCTACTGGTACTGCAAAATCAATGCCTTCGTGATTACCTCTTGCTCTTTGACCAAAACCAGATGAAACTCTACCATTAACAGGTGGTACTAATCCTCCACTGGATTGCTCTGATTGTGCACCTGAAACCGATGAAGAGAATTGTGCTGCAGGTGGTGCTGCCATTGAAGAAGAATCTGTCATCTGAAATGAAACTTTAGACATACCTGTTGCTGATGGAGCACCTGCCGAATCGCCTTGATCAATAACAAAATTATCAGATGAAAATACTATGCTTCTAGCACTTATTTTTAAATCTTTATTTTGATCTGGTGTTTCATCAGAGTTTGATTGTGACGTTAAAGATGGTGTTCTTATTCTTTGTGAGTCTACTGGTTTTATTGCTGATCCACTTTGAGTTCTAGAACTTATAGGTTTAGCTAAACCACCAACCGCTGGCGCTCCGGAACTTACAGGTTTAGCTAAACCACCAACAGATTGTGCACCTTGCTCTGATTCTGAATCTTGTGTGTTTTCTAATTCATTATTTACTGGTTGAATATCTTCTGGTTCAACGTCTTCTAGTTGTTGTGCTTGATTTGCTTCCTCTGGGGTAACATCCACGGGTTGTTCACTATCACTTGTCGACGTTGATGCCATAGAGAACATGCCCATAGCACCAAGAGCCATTGCAGCACCAATAAATCCAATTTTATATTTGCCTGGTACCTTTGAAGCAACTTGTTTTAATTTGGCTGGCATCCCTGGTATATCCATGGATTTTGAATCCGAATTGGACATATTATGTAAAATTTTACCAAGTAATTCATTTGATTTTACATTTTGTTCCAGATTATCAAGCATAAATGAATTACTTAATTGTAAAATATCACTCATTGAAGTTAAAGATTTAGTATATTTTTCAATGGGTTTTGATGCTAATGGATTGACTGCTTCTGCTTGTTCCTCAGTTTTTCTCTGACCACGTAAAAGCAAAGGTGAACCAAATGAGGATGATGCTTCATTTGAAGCCATGGATCTAATGTTTAACTGATTCATTGTGCACCTAAGCTAGAGAAGATATAAGTTGTGATAGAGGAACCTCAGCTGATCTATCATCCTGAGATGCCATGGCTTGATATTGTCTACCACCTTGTGCCGCAGGTTGTGGAACCGTAATATTCATTGGTGTTCTAGCTGGTCTAGCAGCCAATGATTGTTCATTTAGAGCTTGCCCGCCAGTTCTTTGCTCTTGTTGCATTTGTGGTCCTGCTGATTGAGCATAACTTAAAGCTAATTGCATTCTACGTGCTGTTGTAGTACCAGATGATCTTTCATAAAACTTATCAAATAGCATTGCTGCTTCGTCTGGTGTTTTGGCACCCATAAGGGCTTTTCGTGCTCTAGATTCCGGTCCAGATAGTTCCCAATTTATAAATTCTAATTGTTCTTTAAATGTAGATTGTTTTATATCTTTACCAAAAAATTTAGTAAAATTGGCTTGTCTGTCTGGATGCCACTGTGCTAATCCATAAGCTTTGCCACTATCACCAACAGCATCAGTTTTAAAATCACTTTCATATTTTATGTTTGCTGCAATACCTGCTGCTTGTTCTCTTGTATATCCTTTTTCAACAAAGAAGCTCATTACTTCTTCAGCAGAACCTGAGCCAGCAGCACCTGGTGTTCTTGCTCCTGCTATTGGTTCTGATGATGTTTGTTGAGCTGCAGCGGCACCAAAATCATAAGTTTCAACTTGTGTTCCAGGTGTCATATCACTAATTGCTGTGGAACTACTTGCAGCACCCGATGAACTAGGTGGTGCGGATGATGCACCTGCTGATGTTCTTTGTGCACCAGTTGAAGAAACTGATCGTACATTTGGTGCATTATTTTGACCTGATAATTCTGCAGGTCCGACAAAATTATCAGTCATAATAGCTATTGTACCAGCATCAAATACAAGTGAATTATAATCATATTCACCGGTACTAGTGCTTGGTTTGCTTTCCATTCTTTGTGCAAATGAAACTGAGCGCACCATTGGATTCTGTTGTGGTGATGTTTGTTGTGAAGCTACTTTAATATATCCACCATCATGAAGTTGTTTTACTACTTCAAAGAATTGATTTTCAGGATATTCAAGTTCATCAACAATTAATTTACGTGCTGGCATCAAAGTACCAGCCTTGATATCCCCAATGTCTTTTAAAAGTTCTAATTGTGTATCATTGGATATATCTTGAGGGCCTAATCTACGAACACTGGGTCCAGGGCCATATTTCTCACTTAGTTCAAATGCTGATTTAGCACCAGCAACTACACCCAAAACACCAGTTGCAGTAGTTGATAGACCTATACCAAGAGCACTCATAGAATCTTGTTTACCGGTAAGTTTTTCCAGAAAAGTGCCTGCAGCAGCTGTTGTTGCAGCACCTTTCAGCATTTGCTTTGGACTTACTAGACTTGCAGCAGAGCGCCCAATGGATTTAGCTACATCTTTACCTTTTTCTAAAACTTTTCCAAGTGTTCCACTTACACGTTGTTTTAATCTTTGTAGATTTGAAGGTCTTGCTCTAGCTTGAGCCCTTGTTCTTGGTCTTCTTCTAGGCTTTTCTGGTGTAAAATCAGAAAGATTTGGCATGCCATTATCTTTAGATTCAGAAACATTTAGTATTTTTCCTAGTGTTTCATTTACTTTAATAAGTTCCTGCTCAGCTTGACCAAGAACATTATTGTTGTTTAATAATGAATTTGTAACATTTTCAACACCTAAATCAAGTCTTGTTGTTTGACTTTTATATTCTCTAGTTACATTTTGCTGTTCATTATCATCTTTATTTTGTATACTAGCTATCACAGGCGCTGCTCTGGAAAGATTAGCGCCTGTTGCTTTAAAGTATTGCTGTGTTTTACTTATCGGCATCTATTTTTGAAATCTTTTCCTGACCTCTAGTCCATGCTGCAATACCTAAAATTGCACCAAAAGCTAAATGAACCATCCCACCGTTTTGCAATGTCAAACTTTCCCATGCACTATAGTCTATAGATAGTCCTGCAATTAATTTATAAAATACAGGCATAATCATGGTAACTGCAGGGAATAAAACAAAGTCGACAAAACATATAATCATGTAGAGATAACCCATGAGAGGTCTCCAATATGACTTTAGCCAACTTTCATGATTTTGTTTACGCATTATTCCTATTCCTTTGCTCTTCAAGTTCTCTAAGATGTTGCAGAAGCATTTCTATATAAAGATCACGCTCAAAAGGTATAAGATTTTCAATTTCTGCAAGTGAATATTTGTGATGCTGAGCCAAAGAAAATACAGTAGTATAATAATTTTCTAAGGAGTTATGACTCAGCCCAACGTAAAAAAATCTGCAAGACTCCTTAGTTCTATTTTTCTTTCCGTGCCGTTTTTATTTTTATATTCTATTTTATAGTATAATTTTGGAGTTGATTCCATAAATTTAACTATTTTTTGATATGTAGCAATATCTAGATTATCCAAAAATTCTTCTATTTCTTTTCTAGAAAAAGTTTTCAAATCATAAACATCTTCATCTTGATAAACTTGATGCATGGATCTAATAACCAATTCATAGAATGCATTCTCCCCACTATTGAAATATTCTTGATCATCAAATATCTGCGCTCTTGGGTATTTCATTACTATACCAGATGCATCATTTATTTTAATAATAGCATCAACTCCTTCTGGGAATTGAACTTCAATAGAATTTAAATCAATATCAAATGTATAGATTTCATTATCTTCATTGTCTCGATAGGATACTGAAGCTATATTATTTATAGAAAATGCTCTGATTCGGATAAAGATATACTCAATGTCAAATATTGCTATGTCATCTACATCAAACTTTTCATCAAGACAACAATTGTTAACAACTTGTTTTATTGCTCTAAGTATTTCTGATGGATCATCAGATGTTTTTGCCATGAGAAGAAGCTTTTCCTCTTTTACAAGAAAAGGTCTAAACATGAATTTTTCTTTTGTTGAAGGTATTGTCAATTCATGGATTGGATAAGAAATTTTAGGTAGCATAATTTAAAAGCCTTTATTTAAGTTACAAATTGTGTTGCTAATGGTGAATCTGTATACCAATTTTTAAATGTAAATGTTGTTGTTACTTTGAATAAAGAATTGTTATTATCCCAATTTAAACTGTTATAATTTAAAGCAATTGGATATGCTTCATTTAACATTACTTTGCAAACTGGGTTTGCTTCTCTGTATGCATTCTTTATAAAAGTTTCATTATTTGTTATATCAGCACCTTTATTATTAAAAATGTTTATTTCTATAGAAGTGGAATAATCTTTCATATATTCTAAAGTATACTTTGGGACGTATCTACCAGCATTTACACCCTGAAAATCAAATATTCCAAAAGACATCCATTCGCTTATCAGATGCCAAATTACCAAATCTTTAGTATCTATAAATGAAATTGTAATATCATTAAATGATGCATTAATTGGAAATTTTTGTGATGGGCCAATACCATATCTATTTGTATTCATGGTATCTAAATTTACACCAGGCCATTGAACAGAGTCTGCTCTGAATGAAATAAGTTCAGAATCTTGTCTGGACGTTAAAGTACTTCTACCATCACGTAGTTTATAAGATCCAATTCTAACAAAAAATTTATTACTTTGAATTGTTCCAAAAGTATCTAAATTAGATTTAAATCTATCTATATTGAAACTTGCCATTAAACCGTATTCCTTGATTCTCTATAAATTCTTTCTGTCGTGGCTTTTTTGAAGTTTTCTGATGGGAGCATGAGAGCAGCATCCCAATACATTGGCTCTACATTCAAATATCTACTTCTTACATGAGCAAAAAGATATCTTTTTACACACGGTTTGAAATATTTAAAGCGTGCTGCACTTTTAAGAATTTTATAAGATATATTTAATTTAGTATTTTCATTATATTTGTTATCGGATGAAATTGAATATAATGAATCCATAAGTTTGGCTCTGAGTATCGGAGGCAAGTAATGAAGATTGATCCCAAGGAAACCGTCTGTATATGATTCAACTACGAATATAAGTGGAAAAGCATCATAATAAGGAAGTTCATCTTTCCATTTTGGATCATATGAGAACATAAACATTTTGCCGATATCTTCAGATGCTATTTTAGTCACGGTGTTCTTTTTATCACGCATCAATCTATTACGATCGACTTGAGTTAAAGATCTTGCTGCTTCTCTGAACCAAGTGCGTGTATCTCTTTGGCGCACTGATTGGTCAATGCCCTGAGTTTTACCCTGCTTTGAAAGCTGTTGAAATATATAAGCAACCAACTATTTTATCCCTAAATGATCTTCTGTCATGATTTGAAATTTCCATCCACGATCAGCACAATAATTTTCTGCTGCATTCCATTTTGCTTTATTAACGCCCCATGTAAAAACTTCATTGATATATCTTTTTGAAACTTTTGCTGGTTTTGTAGGCTCTTTTGTTTGTGTTTTTGGTTTTACTTCAATCATCACAGTTTCACGCTTACCTTCACTATTTATTAGACCAACAATAAAATCAGGAAAATATCGGTGTATTTTATTATCAACTGGTGATCTATAGGGAATGGCAATCTCTTCTGATTTCCACCATAATATGCTAGGTTTGTGATCCAAATACAACATGAGTTTTAGTTCCCACTGAGATCTATAAACAATCTTGGTGGGATCTCCTTTGTATTTTTCTGGGTTTTTTGGTTTAAAATGACCTTGTTTGTATCTCATTTTCGTGATAAATAAAGATGTAATAACTATATTTATAGAGGGAAAGATGGCAGTATTACCACAAATATTAGCGGCACTGTCTGTAGGTTCTGCTGCTGCTCAATTTGCAGATGCATATGCAGTTCAGAGTGATTATGCACAACAGTATCAAGAATCATTGACTTTTCCAAATGATTTGGTTTTAACAAATGAAACACCTTATATTACATTTAAATTTGAGAATTATAAGAAAAGATCCATTTATGAAACAGTTCGAACTGAAACAATTGATCAAAATGGTACAATAAGATTACCAGTACCAAGAAATTTACAAGATAGTTTTTCTGTTACGTATAGTCAAGAAAATTTGGGGCCTGGTGTTGGTGCAGCAACAAATGCAATATTAGAAGGACGAGACGCTGGAGCTGCAGCCGCCGCCGTGGGAGCTGCACAAGTTCCAGGAGGTTTAGCATTACAATTTGGTGAAGCAGTACTTAGACGAGCAGCAAACCCAGCAGCAAACCCTGGTTTTTTTGGACAAGCAGCTGGGGTTGCTGCTGAGTATGGAGGTTCTGTATTTAATGCAGTTCAAAGTGTATCTGGTGTAACTCCAAATCCGTTTCAAACAATATTATTTAAAAATCCAAATTTCAAAAAGCATCAGTTTAGTTGGTCATTTATACCAAAAGAACAACAAGAAAGTGAAAAACTAAGAAAAATTGTTGAAACATTTCAGTATCATATGTTACCTGGTATTTCTAAAACCGCCAGTATATTTTTTACATACCCAGGTATAGTAAGAATATTTTTAAATCCTACATCAAAATATCTTTATAAATTTAAACCTTGTGTTGTAGAATCTTTTAGTGTAAATTATGCACCAAATGGACCTGCATTCTATAGGAAAACGGTTGCTCCAGCTGCACTCAGTGTAAATATAACTTTTCAAGAAGTTGAATTGTGGACCAAGAATGATTTCCTATCAGCACCTATTAGCTCATTGTCAAGAGTATTACCACCGTCTATAAGTCAACTTTTAGGTATTCCAGGGGCTTAATAATTTAATGACAGAAAAATATTTTGAAAAATTTCCACTTATTCAATATGCAAATACCATTGCAGTTGATATCACTAGAAGTGCTAAAGTTTTAGATTCAATCTATAATGATCCACATTTATATTATCTGTATGATATCAAGCAGGGTGAAAGACCTGACAGCATAGCAAATCGTTATTATGACGATCAGTATTCAGATTGGATTTTACATTTATCAAATAGAATAATAGATCCATACTATCAGTGGTATCTTCAGAACGAAGATTTCAATGCCTTTGTTGCTAAAAAATATGGGTCTATTCAACTTGCACAGTTGAAATATAAGTTCTATAGAAACAATTGGTATGAAAACCAAAATCCAATTCAAGTGTCAACTTTTAATGCATTGACCGCAAGTGCTAAGCAATATTATGAACCGGACTTTGGCACAAGCACACTTTCAATTACTCCTTTGCAATATAAGAGAAGGAAAGTGGATTGGATTGTGGATACCAATTATCTGGTGAAATATGCAGTAGCAAATGGTGCTAATTTCTCTATCGACAATCTTGTAAATATAACTTACACCGGTGGGTCAGTAGGATCTGGACAAGTAGCTTCAAGCAATTCTACTGCTGTGATTTTGAGATGCATGGATAGTTTTCAATTGATAAGTACTGGTACTCTCCTTAATAAGGAAAATGGGTCAAATACCACATTTACAGAACAAACGTTTGTTGCTAATAATATCCCTGCGGATGAAGCATCATTTTGGTCACCAGTAAGTTATTTTGACTATGAGGATGAAATTAATGAGAATAACAAATCAATTAGAGTAATGAACAAATCCTATTATAATGTTATAGCCCAAAATATGAAAGATATTATTGCGTAATGTCAAATACAGTAGGTGATATTTCAGTAGACACTCTTCTTATATCTTCTCCGAGAGGCAATTTGGATCTATCATCCAGTTTTGTTGCGGCGTCAATATATGAAAGTGTTTTCACGCCAGGAACAATTTGTGATATTGTTGTTTTAGATTCAACTGATTTTATCAAAACTCTTAAAATTTCTGGTGATGAAACTGTTAACTTTAAATTTAAATCTTATGGTGGTGAACTAGCATCATTTGTATTTCATCTAAATCAAATTAAAGATGTGCAATCAGTTGGTGCACAAAAAGCCAAAATGTATGCTTTTCAATGTATTTCCAAAGAAATTATGCACTCAAAGACAAATTTGATTCAGAAGTCTTATAATGTTCTTTGCTCAGAAATGATCAAGGATATCCACACAAATTATCTTAAAAGTACCAAACCATTATTGGATATTGAACCAACTGCAATCCCACAGAATATTCTAATTCCAAGTCATACACCATATCAAGCAATAAAAACTATTAAAAGAAGATCCATTTCAAGAGAAAATAAATCTTCCGTTTATGTATATTTTGAGACTAGAGAAAATAACCAGCAGGTATTTAAATTTCTGACATTTGAAAAAATGTTTGCAGCAAATACTGTAAAGACATTCCAGCAATCTGATGCCATCAATACTGATATCTTCAATATAATACCAGATAATAATATTATAGCATATACGGTTCCAAATCAAATATCATCTATCAATAAAATCAGATATGGTGGTCCTAGAGCAGTAGCACAATTAAATTTTACTACTCAGGAAGAGAAAAAAAATATTATAGACACTACTGGTAATGATCCAAAGATGACTCAAACATTTTTCAATGAATTTTTTGATGGGGTTCGTAATCCACCACAATCAGTTATTCCAGTCGATATTTCACAAAGATCTGTTACTAAAATTTCAGAAACGACCCCATCAATTGAATCTTATATGGCTTCTCTTATACAAAATTCAATGAAACTTAGAGTTCCAGGTGATACTATTCTAGCACCTGGGCAAACCATAGATTGTAAAATTCCATCAAGGACAGCTCTTACGGCGCCAGTACAAGATGATTCTGAAATGTCTGGTAAGTTTCTCATTACCAGAATCCACCACAGAATTGGTATGCTTGTGGAAAGACCAAGATATACATGTATAATAGAGTGCATCAAGGTAAACTATGAAAGTAATGAAGCATGACAGAACGTAATTTAGGTGAAACAATTTCTTGGTGGGTCGGCACTGTTGTTGACGTTATGGATCCACATGAAGCAGGTCGACTAAAAGTTCGAATTTTTGGTCGTCATGATGATGTTGTTAATATTCCGGATTCTGCATTACCATGGGCTCTTGTAGTGCAATCGGTATCATCTGCTGCAATTGGGAAGATCGGTACAGCACCAGTTGGCGCCGTAAAGGGTACTAAAGTTATCGGATTATGGGCTGATGAAGATCATCAATATCCTGTGGTTCTTGGTTCTATTGGTAAGTCGGGTGATCCGATCCCAGGTGAATTTGAGAACGGTGCGCCAAAGATTGATTGGTCATATGGCAGTATTCCCTCACCTGCACAGGCATCTACTCCTCACCCTTTTAATCCATATGCACAAGTTGGATCCACTCAACCAAGATATAGAATATCTGATATTGATGCCGGGCGTCAATCTATTGCAAGCATTAGAAATAATGATGGGATTCGTATTACATATGCAGTCCAGGCTGGGATGCGCCATCAAAGTACACCAAGTATTGGATTTGCAAATCCAAGAGATAGGAGAGATGTTCTAGATATTTCTAGATCTGTAAACCCACTTTCAATTGGTTCTATATTTCCTTGCTTACTTTTAAATATGATAAGTCTTAAGGATCTATTGGCATTCACAACAAGTTTAGTTTCTGCAGCAGCATCGGTCATTCGAAATATAATTGTTGCCGCAATACAAAATGCTATTCTAAACCTTGCACAGAGATTAGGTGTATTTAAAGTATTACAAACAATTAATGAAGTTGCAGGTCAAATTCAACAAATCCAAGACTTGTTTAATGCATTAAATATTCAGATCTGTGGTGTCAATCTTATTAATCAAGGTTTATTTGACGTTGGTAATTTAGCATTTTCCCAAGCACTAAATGGTTTAAATAGTATCACAGGTTTTGTTTTGGGTGGTGTCCAAACTGCTATGCAAGTTTCAAGTCAAGTAGCAGCAAATCTATTTGATAATATTGTTACAAGACCAGCAATTGCGGTATTGACGCCAGATAGCCCTAGACCCATTGCATCACTGGTAGTTTCTGCACCACCGTCAGATTACGTAAGAAGATATTATGATGGCGTTGCACAACAAAATCCATTTCCAGGTTATATTACATATGTTGATCCAGTATCGGGAGCAGCTGTTTACGTAAGATCACAGACCCCAGATTACGTGTCGGTATCACAACATATGCAGTTTGCAGTTGAGGATTATTTTACTTCTGCTATTTCAGCATCACTTTTAAGTGGTAGGTTTGACCCATCTGTATTGGTTCAAGCTCTAATAGGTGCAACTGGCTTTGCTCAAACATTTGCTGCTGCAGCATATCTTGGGCAAAACGTTCAATCATTAGCTAGAGGTATTTCACCAGTGCTGGCTGGATTGGTCGGTGCAGCACTATTTGTAAATATTTCACAGAATATAAGACCTGCATTAAGAGGGACCGTTCTTCAAGGTTCACTTGTAGAGAAAGCCCTTGACAATTTTGCACAAGGGCAAGCATTGTTAGCAAGTCGACTTAGGGAAATTAGAGTAGGTATTGGTCAAAGAGCAGCACAGGTAGTTTCATAATGTCAGACGTAAATTATAATACAAGAAATCCGGATTCTTCGTTTAATACGGAATATCCTTATAACCAAGCAACAATTACTAGATCGGGGCATGAGTTTTATATCAATGATGCACCTGGTATGGAAAGTCTACGATTAGCACACACGAAGGGAACATTTATTGAAATAAATGAAACCGGAAAGCTCAATCAAGTAGTTGTTGATAAAGCATATTTTTATTATAAAGATGGCTTCACCGAAACCATCGACGGGCATAAAGATGTTATTATTGCAGGTGCTCTCAAAACCACAGTTGAAAATTCCATGGAAGAAATAGTTTCAGGGAATAGATATAACACCATTGGTGGCGATGGCGTTCTAACAGTTGCACAATCATATCAAGAAACAATTTTAAATGATCATGGTGAAGTTGTTGGTGGTAAAAGAACATCTAGAATAGAAGGTAGTTTAGAATCTAGCATACTTGGTGACAGAGTAGAAACGGTTGAAGGCGTAAAAGTTGATGGTCTATCCCAAGACTGGTTCACCAAAGCCGGTGGTGGAATTGAAATGCAAGCAGATGGAACCGTTCGATTTAAGTGTAAAAGATTTGTGGTTGATGCCGAAGAAATAGTTCTTACAACATCCGCTGGTAATATTACCATAACAGCAGCAGGTATTATCAATGCTAGTGGTCAACAAATCCGTCTTAATGATTAAATAAATATGTCAAACATACTAAGAAAAAATATAGATTTTGCTGGTGGATTGATTGTTACAGGTTCGCCAAATGTTTTTGTTAATGGGGCTTCTGTAGTGCGAATTGGTGATACAGTAAATTCTCACGGTGATCATGGTGTTTCATATATGATAACCGGTTCTTCCAAAGTATTTGTCAACGGACTTGGGCTTTGTAGAGCAGGTGATATGGCTTCATGTGGTGATTATGGTACTGGCGGCTCTCCAAACACCTTTGCAGGATAAGTTAAATGTCATTAAGAGCAGATAATATAACACAAATAACAAAAACCCCTGATATCTTTTCAGACTTTTTCACAGATTTTTCAAAACATCCTGTCACCAAAGAGTTAGCAAGACTTCGTAATGATCAGTCCATAAAGCAAGCATTACGAAATCTTATATTGACAAATTATGGTGAAAGATTGTTTCAACCAAATATTGGATCCAATATTCAGAGATCCTTATTTGAACCAAACGATATTATAGCTGCCGAAGATATTAGATATCACATTGAAACTACAGTTAGACAAAATGAATCAAGAGTCACTTTGCTTCAGGTCGAAGTATTTTCAGATCAGGCAAATGATTCTGTTATAATAAATGTGGTATTTGCAATAATAAGCACTAATCAAATTCAATCACTAGATGTGGTTCTTAGAAGAGTAAGATAATCAGATGCAAAACACTTCCATTTCACTTGTATCACTAGACTTCGACACAATAAAAACATCACTCAAAACATATCTTAAGTCTCAAGATAGATTTAAGGATTATGATTTTGATGGTTCTAATATGTCAGTACTACTTGATATTCTAGCATATAATACATATAAGAATGCTTTTTATCTAAACATGGTTGCAGCAGAGTCTTTTCTTGATTCTGCACAGATCAGAGATTCAGTTGTTTCAAAAGCAAAAGAGTTAAACTATACACCAAGATCTAGAAAATCATCCATTGCAAAACTAAATCTACAATTCCCACAGTCAGGATTGCAAACATTTGTTATACCTACAGGGACTAGATTCTCTGGGCAGAACTCAAATAGCACATATTCATATGTATCAAATCAAGCAGTCATCCTATATCCAAGTGGTGGATATTTTACCACAACTGATTATCCGATATATGAAGGTCGCTTTCTCACCGAAGCATATATTATGGACTATTCAGTTGAAAGACAACGATTCCTTCTTTCAAATCCACAGATAGACACAGATAGTCTTACTATAACTGTAAGTGAGGATAATGGAATCACTTTCACCGAATATACTTCCGCTGTAAGTCTATTTGATCTGACCGCAAATTCAACTGTATTCTTCATTCAAAGTGCCGAAAACAACAAGTATGAAGTAGTATTTGGTGATGGTGTTCTAGGTAAAAGACCTATGGATAGTTCTATTATCAGAGCACAATATAGAGTCACAAATGGTACTGATGGTAATGGATCCACAAATTTTGTTTTGGATGATAATTTGGGTGCAGTCAATGGTTTGGGGACTGCGGTTGTTCCAACTATAGTATCTTCTGCTGCTTATGGTGGCGCTGAAAGAGAATCAATTGATTCTATTCGCTATAATGCACCAAGACATTATGAAACTCAAGAAAGAGCCATTACAACCAATGACTTCAAAGCACTTCTACTAAACCAATTCACAAATATAAAAGCCGTAAACATATATGGCGGTGAAGATGTGAAGGATTCGGTGCGCTATGGTAGAGTCTATGTGGTACCTGTTACATATTCTGGTGTTACACTCACCACAAATGAAAAGTCGGACATTGAAAAATATCTTAAGGATAGAACAGTGCTGGGGATCACTCCATATGTAATTGATCCAGAAACTCTATATCTTGTTATCAATTCAAATGTCAATTATGACAAAAAGTTAACTTCACTCACACCGACTGATATTGCTTCAATTGTGAAGTCTGCTATTGAAACTTACAATGTGAATAGTCTGCTTGATTTCAATATTGAATTTCTGCTATCTGATTTTACAACAATGATTGACAATTCTTATACTGCAATAAGTTCAAATGAGACCAAGATTCAGTTGAAGAAAATTTCATCAATAGGTATAGACAAGCCAGCTTATATTGCAATTGAATATAATAATAAGATTATTCCTGGCACCGTAATCAGCAGTGAATTTTCATCTGGTGACAGAACTTATAGATATACTGACTATAATCCAAATAACAATACACTCTCAATAGTGCAAAATGCAAATGGAACTACCATAATAAATAGTTCTAAGAACATGTACCTTTGCGACATCACTTCAGTAGGTCAACAAACCTATACTGTGGCTGGAACAATCGACTACGAAATTGGTCATATTGATTTGAATCTCATAACTATAAATTCATTCAATGGGAATCTTGGAGTTGAATTTTACGCTACACCTATTGCTGAAAACATAAAAGCTGGTAGAAATGATCTGCTCACTATTGATGTGGAATATGGAATAAATGTTATTGCTAGAGAAGAATAATCAATAATGTATATTGACAAATATATATCGCCACTTATTGCTAACCAATTCCCTGCTTTCTATAAAGATCAGGGACCTAATTTTATAGCATTTGTAAAAGCCTATTATGAATGGGCAGAGCAAAGTGGCAACTTCATAGAACAATCTAGATCTCTATTTGATAATCTAGACATTGACAGCACATCAGCAGAGTTCATAAACCACTTTAAATCCCAATACGTTTCATTGCTCCCTGATTCCATTCTGGGTGATAAGCGTTTACTGATGAAACACATTTTGGATTTGTATAGATCCAAAGGTACACCTAGAGCATATAATCTATTATTCAGAATCCTATTCAATGAGGATATTGAGTTCTATATTCCAAATGATTATATTTTTAAAGCATCAGATAATGAATGGTTTGTTCCTAGATATATTGAAGTCACTGGATCCCCATATTTAAAGAATCTTATTGGCAAAAGAATATCATCAGTAGGTGAAACAAACTCTGCTGTTGTGGACAATTTTGCAAACGTCGTTCGAAACGGCAAAGAAATAAACATTTTGTTTTTAATTGCAATCAATGGTGAATTTAATACCGGATCTAGAATAGTATGTGATGATCTTTACATTGGAACATCTGGTGCTTTTATTGACAATTATGCATATTCTCAGCTATCAGATGCCGATAAAGCATCCTATTCTCTAGTCTACACAGATACCAATGGACCATTTATTACCGGTTCCTTAAGTTCTGTCATTATTGAAGATGGCGGGACTGGTTTTAGTGTTGGTGATACTCTAAGCATTCAAGATGGATCCGGATCAGAAGGTAAACTAAAAGTACTTAGAATCGGTAATGATACAAGTGGTAAAGTTTCATTTGCTATTATTGATGGTGGTTCTGGTTATACTCTAAATGCAAATGTGGTAGTGAGTGGTGGCGGTGGTGCTGGTGCCACATTTAAAGTTGGTGGTCTAATAGATAAAGAGCTTATCTATATCAATACCGATCTTATTCCAACATATAGTAACACAAGTCTAGAATCAAATACTGCAGGCATGACGCTTGGCATTTCCGGAAATGCGGCCGCATTCTCTGCCACTGGAAATTTAATCACTTCGAGCTCAAATGTCATTGTAGCAGATGTTACATCTACAACCCTGAATAAGATTGCCAATGGAACATATGTTTCCAATACCACTTTGGGTATAAATCTCTATGCATATAGATCTGAAGGATCATTGGTTTGGTTTACTTCCACAACTGATTCAGATTTGAATAATGCAAATATAGTTGCTGGTGCTATTGTCGGCAATGCAGCACAGAATGCATTTGTAAGTCTTAATACCGTCTGGCCTAAAACAGCCGTGACTGGTAATGCTGTAATAGTATCCAGTAATTCAACCGCAATTATAGCAAATACAGTCAATGGATATTTCATCACAACTGGCACTGTGCGAGATGTTTTCACCACAGGTACCACAAATGTAAATGCATCTATTACCTCCGTAACAAGAAATACCGATTGGACTTTTGCTAATTCGGTGTCAGCATTGGATAATCTAGATTCTGTTATTGGGCAAGTACTGAACTTTCAAGAAGTTGAAATTGGCACTATTGCATTCCTCTCAGAACAAAATCCAGGCTCAAACTACGTTGAGAATCCTACAGTCACGGTGACTCAACCTGAAGTTTATGCTTATTTTATTCCAGATGGGAGAGGTGGTTTCAAAGGTAATAATGCAATCGTTAAAGGTTATACATCATTTGCCAATGGAGTTGTCACCGGAGCCGAAGTTATTTCATCTGGATATGGGTATATTGATGGTGAAAGTATAACAGCACAAAGTGATACCACAAATAATTCCATTTCAATCATTACCGTTGTCGATTCAACTGGTAAAGGTATGGGCAGATGGAGAAATAGCAAGAGCTTTATCTCCGATATAAACTATCTTCAAGACAGCAAATTCTATCAGCAATATTCATATCAGATTCTTGCCCCAAGAATGCTTGAGACTTATGATACATTTGTTCGTGATATCGTCCATCAATCTGGTCTTGCTCTATACGGTAAATATCAACTCAAGGATTTTCAGTCATCCGAGAGTACCTTTGAATATGCATCAAATACCCAAACATTTGTCACAGACAATCCAGTCCTGAATCTAGATTTCACCACACAGACTATCAATTCACTTGCTATTTTCACTAGAACATCCAATGGGTATTATCTAGATGCTAATGGTAATATGTCAGTGGCAAGTGCTAATACACCTAGATATGAATATTATTCTAATGGATCATTCCGTGGGCTTCTGATTGAATCTCAGAGAACTAATTCAATCAGAAATAATAGCATGACTGGCGCAAATACCACCACAAATGCACTTCCAACTAATTGGAGTATATTTGCTTCAAGTGGTTTGGCAACAAGAGTTGTGGGGACTGGTGTTGTAAACGGTATTGATTACATTGATCTAAGAATAGTTGGAACCTCAACCACCACTTTTTATGTGTTGGCATTTGACGGTTCTGTTATTGCTACAACTGCAGCACAGCGTTGGACAGAATCTTTCTGGATTTCATTGCTCTCTGGATCACTCACAAATATAACCAGTTGCAATATCAATATAAGATGGTCAGGTGGCACAGATGCAGATGGCGCATTTACTCCTACCTCTACATTTACAAGAATTTCACACACAGGGCTTTCACCAACTGGAACAACCGGTGTTTATCCTGCTCTATATTTGAATTTCTCTTCTGGTGTCTATGTTGATCTTACATTGAGAATTGGCATGCCTCAGATGGAGCTAGGTACTTCCATGAGTAGTGTCATCAGAACCACAACTGCAACTGCAACAAGAGCAGGTGATGTTCTTACAGTCAATTCAACCAGTTTCTCTAGCATATATAATGAGATATCTAGAGCTGGTGCAGTCTATATTGATGCAGTATTTCCACCAGTAACATCCTCCAATTTTGGTGTATTTGGCATTAGCAATAATAATGCCTTTGCAAATTCTTCATACTTTAGCTATTCAAATGCTTCGACAACATACTTTTGGTCTATTGGTGTTGCCACAGCTGCAGGTAATACCACAACACTTCTACCAGGAAGAAATAAAATTGCCGCTGCATGGACTAGCAATACAATTAAAACTGGTTTAAATGGTGTAATTGTTGGCGATGGCACCGGTACAATTGGATCACGATTTAATACATATAACCGTATGTACATTGGTGCTCTCTGGGATGGATCAAGTCAGTTTAATGGGCACTTCCGACAAGTAAAATTCTATAATAAAACAAAATCAAATACAGAAATTATTGCTTTAACTTCTTAAAATAGGCATAGTAATGGCGATTCTCACCACCAAGCACTCAGTTGATGTAGCAAATTCATTCATCGACGATGTTAAAAACAATAAAAATACTTACTATACTTTCATGGGGCATCCCGCACCATGGAGTACTGAACCTACTGCGCCTGCTGCAAACGATTCGGTAAATCAAGTAGAGCAATCAATTTATAACGATCTTGTCATTGGTAAGCTCATAGGGAACACAGATGTTTCACATGTAATACCAAGATATGATTGGACAAATAATACTGTCTATGCAAAATATGATAGAAATGATTCTGCGCTATTTGCTAAGCAGTTCTATGTCATGACAGATAGTTATGAGGTTTATAAAGTTATTGATAATTCCTCAAATGGATATTCAACCGTAAAGCCTTCTCTTATCTCCACATTAGGAACATTCCAGACCGGTGATGGGTATATTTGGAAGTACATGTATAGCGTTGATCCTACCTCAAATACCAAATTTACATCAGCAGATTATATCCCTGTTGCAACAAATACCTCTGTGTCATCCAATGCCGTCGGTGGCACAATTGATACCATTTTTGTTTCCAATGCAGGTCTAAATTACAACACGTACCAGAATGGATATATTTTCAATTACGTAAGTTCATCTGAGATTCAATTACCAAATACGGCTACAATTTCCAATACCACAACTTCAACTGTAAATGACTTCTATAGTGGTGCTAGCATCTATTTGAAGTCTGGATATGGTGCTGGTCAAATAAGAACCATTAATAGTTACGCAGGTGCTACTAGACTTGTAACAGTCAGTGAACCATTTGATACCTATGCTAAAATAGATCTTTCCGACACTCAAGGGACAATTCAAGCTACTCAAATAGCAACTCAAACTATTGATAGCATAAATCCACTTTATGCCAAGGGATATTTTAGTGTCGGTGATGTTGTTGTGCAGGTGAATAACGGCGTGACAGGCACAGTGGCATCTTATAATGGCACCACACTAAGAGTAATTAGAAATAACCTTGCGGTCAACTTCTCTACCGCATTTCCAATTCGCAATACAAATAATGATGGAACATTAAAGCCAAGCAGAGTCTCCACAACTGCAGGTTCAAATACCGTAACAGCTTTCCAGGCTACTTTTAATGCCAACTCTTCAGTCAATAGCACTGCGGATTCCATTAGTTTAGGTGCAAATCAATATTTCATTGATGGAGACTATGTCTACTATCAAGTGGCATCGGGTAATACCACAGTATCAGGATTGACTGCCAATACATATTATTTCATTGTTGGTTCAAATGCCACTCATATAAAGCTATCCGCAACTGCTGGTGGCACTGCATGTAATATCACTGCTTCTGCCACATCAGAATCTGGTCATATACTATATGCACCACTTTCAAGCAGCTATGCTATAAATGATTATATCAGAGTTGGAACAAATGCAAATAATAACGTCAGAAGAATAACATCTGTTGGTACAACAACAGCTGCAGCTGAGAGTGGATTTGATACCACAACAATTGCTGATGTGCACTATTCACTCACAAATATTATTATGCCTGCAAATGTTTCACCTACAACTGCAACTGGTACTGTGAGCAATGTAAATCTAAACTCTGTAAGACTCAATGTAAGCGCTGCTTCACTGCCAGGCAAAACTCTTATTATTGGTGAATCAGTCAAAATGGTTGATTCTTCAAATGTTGCTCAAGGTCCAATCGGTGTTGTTGCATATGCAAACTCTTCACAGGTTATTCTTGGTGGCGTTTCAGGGACTTGGGCTCTAGGCAATTACATCTTTGGTATGTCTTCTCTACAGAGACATTATATTGATCTTGCCGTATCAAGTCCAAATATAGTAATTTCAAATCCAGTAGGTATATTTGAAGCAGGGCAGAAAATTGTATTCAGTGGTAATGGTTCTGGTAATGCAGTTGCAACTGCTATCTCTGCTATTCCAAATAGTCTTACTGAATTTGTGATTAGTCCAAGAGTTACTATTACTGGTGACGGCACTGGCGCTCAAGCCTATGCGGTTGTAAACACCGCTTCTGGTAGTGCAAATACTATTCAACGATTTGTAATGGTGAATCCAGGTTCCGCCTATACCAATGCTAGTGTAATTGTCACCGATGGATCTGGATCTGGTGGATCCGGTGCACTTGCAACGCCATCCATTGCACCAGTAAAAGGGCATGGCTTTGATGCGGTTGAAGAACTGGGTGGTAAATATGTTGGTATCTATACTAAATTTGACACACTTGAAAATGATTCATTCTCTTATCCTTCCCATGGATCTTACAGAACAGTTGGCATTCTAGTCAATCCAACATTCCAAGATGTTATTGTGGATTTGGATTCATTTGATCGTGTTAAATTTACAATTACCGGTGCTTCAGGCTCTTATACTGTAAATGAAGTTGTAATCAATGCAAATGCAAGCATAAGCACTGGTTCTGCCAATCTTTACACAAATGCAACTGGTGTGGTGGCATATTCTAATAGCACTTATCTTGAATTAAAGAATGTCCGTGGTACTTTCTCCACTACGAGCAATACCGCAAATAGACTCTATGGTATTTCATCGGGTGTATTTTCAACTCCAGTGTCATTTGCAAATGCGGCATTTGTTGCTAATTCAACATTTACTCAGGACACAATTACTGGTAATGTAAAAACCGTAATTACAAATACTAGACTTAGACTAAATGAAGTTGCTGGTAGACTTTCCACAAATGCAACTATTAGCCAAGCATCATCAAATGCATATGCAAATGTAACGGCGATATATACCTCAAATGGTCAAAAGAATGCTTCTACAAACTATGGTAGATATTTCAATCAGACTCTTAGATTGACTATTAATTCAAACACTGGAAGCTTTCAAAGTGGTGAAGTTGTAAGTCAAGGTAATGCAGTTGGTTATCTAATGTCATCCGTTTATGAAAAAGATCTGTTGATCAGTGGAGTTACAGGGTCTTTTGCCAATGGACAACAAGTGGTGGATATTACTTCTGGTGCAAATGGTTATGTAGTCTTTGCAAATTCAACTTATCTAAAGCTTACCGGCGTTTCTAATAACCTTTCATTCGCTGTGGGGAATTATATAAATAATAACTTAGGGGCTAATGCACAAGTCACCGCTGTTTATCCTGTTCTACTTCTTTCAGGTGTTTACGGAACAAGTGCATTTACCGCAAGTTCAGTTGATATCGTGGGAAGTAATTCTGCAGCACGTGGGCAAGCAACTGATAGTTCATTGATTACATATCCACAACTGGTGAAAAATAGCGGAGAAGTCATGTATCTTGAAAACGTAGCACCTATTACTAAAACACCAGACTCACAAGAACAATTTAAAATTGTTATAAAGTTCTAGAGGATTAAATGACACTTCAAATAGATCTTTCCCGTAAGCCATATTTCGATGATTTTGACGAAGAAAAGAATTTTTATAGAGTTCTTTATCGTCCTTCCACTGCTGTTCAAACCAGAGAACTAAATCAAACACAGAGTATATTACAAGACCAGCTAGATAAATTCGGTCGTTCCATTTATAAAGATGGATCGGTTGTTGAAGGTTGCTCATTTACATTTGATAATAATTACTTCTATGTAAAGATTCAAGATAGATTTGCAAACGGATCTGTCATTGAATCCATTAGTGATTTAATCGGATCATATGTGCGTTCTGGTAATAGCAGTAGCTATCTGGAAGCAATCATAGTAAATACAGCTGCAGGTTTGGAAGCACTTACACCAAACTATAATACACTTTATCTTAAGTATTTAAACTCATACGTATATTCAAATGGATCCATTAAATCTGAATATTCAAATAATGATGTGCTTGAGATATTTTCCTCTGCAAATGTAGCGATTGCAAATGCAACCGTAGCAAATACCACCAATTCTACTGGTCGTGGTTATGCTATGACAACATCAGAAGGTGTGATCTTCAAGAATGGATTCTTTGTCAGAGTAGCACCACAAACTCTTGTTATTTCAAAATACAACAATATCCCTAGTGATGTGTCTGTAGGATTTGATCTAGAACAAGATATTATCACAGCCGAAACAGACCCAAGTCTTGTTGATAATGCTGCTGGTTCACCAAATGAAGATGCACCTGGCGCCCATCGTCTGAAACTTGTTCCTTATCTTTCCATTAGAGCTGCTTCCGATATTTCAAATACCGCAACATTCTTCTCTCTAGTTGACTTCAAGAGTGGTCTACCTGTAACAATTCGTACAGATCCACAATATTCTGCACTAGGTAAGGAATTAGCTAGAAGAACATATGAAACAAATGGTGATTATGTTATCAATCCATTTATTCTTACCGTAGAGAATAAAAGTTCTACCGATGCAAATAATACCTCATATCTAAATCTGGTAAGTTCACCAGGTATTGGTTATGTCAAGGGAAATAGAGTAGAATTTCTCAATAAGAATGTCACTGACATTAGAAAGGGGCTAAACACCTCAACCATTGCAGCACAACAAATTACTGCAAACTTTGGTTACTATATTAACGTTGATGAATATTGTGGTGATTTCAATAATGATCTGATTGATCAAGTAGAATTACATTCAATTGCTAAGACCTCAATTTCAAATAGAACATTCCTAAGCACTGGTTATTCTTCTACATCTAAGATTGGTACTGCATCAGTTCGTGGTTTTGCATATGATGATGGCACTCCCGGAACACCACGTGGTAAGTACAGACTATATCTATTCAATATTTCAATGAACTCAGGCTTCAATTTCTCTGATGTTCGAAGTGTGATTCGTTATAGTTCTGGTGTCAAAGCCATGGCAGACTTGGTTCTTGATTACAATGGAACCTTGCAAGCCTATACTGCAACCATTCAAGATAATGCAAACGAAATCATGATCCATCCTTTTGGTCAAAAGGCCATTAAGTCCGATGGATTTGCTAATGTTCAGTATATCTATAGAAATAGTTCGAATCAACAGTTCAATACCTCTGGTAGTATGACAATTTCTGTCACTACAGCAGGCACCGGTTCAGAAAGTTTTTACTATCAAGGATCACTATCATCTGTTGCGGAAGAATCATTTGTTATAATTCCAACACAGACTAGAATTTCATCTGCAAATCTTTCTGGTACTGTTGCAATATCCTCAACAAGTGCCAACGTTGTGGGCACAAGCACTACATTTGCCACAGACTTCGTTGTCGGTGAATATATCAATGCTAATACTGAAACAAGAAGAATTAATTCTATTGTCAATAATACTCTAATTGTTGTTGACTCTGTATTCTCTGCAACTGGTTCTGGTAAGGCTTACTATAAGGAATTCCCAGCTGGCGTTCCAATTAATTTCGGCACTAGTGGTAGAACTATCTCCATTTCTGGTAATTCTGCCACTCTTACACTAAATCACAACATTAATGCCACAATGCAATGCACCGTGTATTATGATGTAAAGCGCTCAGAAACCAAACCAATCGGCAAGGTTATTCAAAGAGATACTCATATTGCTATCTATACAGGTAATAATGCCGGTGGTACTACTGGTCCATGGTGCTTGGGTATCCCAGACGTTTATAAATTAAAACATGTTTATGTTGGCACAACAAAAGCAAATACAAATCCAGATATGCTTATTGACTTTGATCTAGACAATGGTCAAAAAGATTCATATTATGGTCTAGGCTATATTTCATCCAAGAAACCATTGGCAAATAATCAGTGGCTACTTGTTGTTGTTGACAACTTTACACAAGATATCACTCAGGGTAAAGGTTTCTTCACAGCAAATTCATACCCAATTGATGATGTCAATACTGCAAATACCCAAACCATCACTACTGCAACAATTCCAGTTTACAATTCTGTTGTGACCGGTAAAACATATGATCTCAGAGATTCACTAGATTTCAGACCATATGCTACAAATACTGCCGTTGCAAATGCCATCTCAAATACTGCTGCAACTGTAAATCCTGCCACCGCAGCCGCAACTATATTTGCGGTTGATCCTGTGAATGGTTCTTATCTACCTTCACCAGATTTACCTTATCAGTCAACAATTCAATACTATCTACCTAGAAAAGACAGAGTATCTCTCACCACCGGTGGTGATATTTTAGTGACCGAAGGTATTTCTGCTCAAAGACCTATAGCACCTCTTGAAGTGCCAGATACCATGACTATTGGTATTGTAGATGTTCCTGCCTATCCTACATTGACTCCTGCTGATGCTGCAGCTGCTAGTCGTTATGATTATGCCGTGCAGTCGTCTATTCAACAAATCAAACGCTATACAATGAGTGATATTGGCAAGCTTGCCAATAGAATTGATCGTCTAGAATACTATACTTCACTCTCACTTGTAGAGCAAGGCGCTAGTGCACTTCTTGTAAGATCAAGCACAACTGGTCTAAATCGTTTCAAGAACGGTATTCTAGTTGATCCATTCAAAGATCATACTATCGGCAATACCAATAATCCATTATATCGTATTGCAATTGATTCTACCAGAGGTGAAGCAAGACCGCTATTCTCTCAAGGTTTTGTGAATCTGTATTATGATGATTCGTTGTCAACAAATACCACAAAGACTGGTGATATTATTACACTTGAGTACACTTCAGTTGTAAATCAAAGCCAGAATTTTGCTTCAAAACCAGTAAATCCAGCACTCGGCAATCAATATCACTTCAGTGGCACTATGACTTTGGATCCTCCTGGTGCTATCAGCGTGGATATTACCAAGGCACCAGATGTTATTGGTGATTTGGATCTTTCTTCCAATTGGGTAAATATGCAGAGATATATCTCTGCTGTTTATGGATCACAATGGAGCAATTGGACTAATACTCTAACCCCTGCTCAACAATCTGCTCTTACCTCTTCATCATTTTCTAATCAAGTGGTGACCACAAATGTTCAGCAGTCTCAGAATTATGGGCGTGATATACAAGTTCAGAATACCCAGAGCTTGGTCACAAATGGCAATTATGTCACAAATGTAAGCACACTTTCGTACATTCAAGCAATCCCAGTGTTCTTCAAAGCTAGTGGTATGAAGCCACGCACAACGCTCTATGCATATTTCAACAATATTCCGGTCACACAATATTGCTATCCAATGACCGTATATACCGGAACCGTTACAACCTCTGGTGGTTATAAAAAGACCGATGATGGGCGCTTTGTATTTACTGATAAGAACTCTGTAAATTATGCTTATAGTAGTCTATTTGGAACAACATATCCTGCAAATCAAGCACTAAAAGCGGATGATTATGGCAATGTTTATGGTATATTCTTTATTCCGGATGCTACATTCAGAACTGGTGAACTTGAATTTGTTTTGACTGATGTTTCGGATCTTTCAAATATCATCAATTCCTCAACCGTTTCTAGAGATACATTCTTTGCAACAAACTTATTTGTACAGACAACCACAAATAGTCAAATTAGAAACCCAACGATAAATACATCAGAACAAACAAATCAAAACTCACTAAATCAAAATACCAATACACCACCATCAAACGATCCGGTTTCCGCTACTGCACCGCCACAATATATCACATCAGAACAATACAATGGTGCTGATGGTGGTTGGGTCACAATAGAAACACCAGTTTTGAATGTGAGTGACACTTCACAACAATATACCGGCAGTGGTGGTGGATATGCAACATACTCAGTATATGCAAATTATAGTGGTAATCAAGATTTAAGTTCCTATCAGGGTGGTGCTAATTAATGAAAAACAATAAGGGTCTATAAACTAAATGAATCCTATAGCTCAAACTTTTATAGTCTCCGAGCCGGAAAATGGCGTTGATGCAGTATTTGTCACAGCTGTTGATCTATTCTTCAGAAAAAAGTCATCAAATTATGGCATAGAATTGCAGATCAGAGAAACACAGAATGGGGTGCCTACCAAAAGAGTCATCCCATATGCCTCAAAGGTATTGCAACCAAGTCAGATCAATATTTCTGGAACTGCTGCAACCGCTACCAAGTTTACATTTGATACTCCTGTAGTACTAAGAACAAATGTGCAATATGCAATTACAGTTTCACCAGTAGGTGGCGATCCAAATTATGATATATGGATCGCTGAACTTGGTGCAAATGACGTTGCCAATCCAACTGTTCCAATTTACAAGAATAATCAGCTTGGTTCTTTGTTTGTTTCTTCAAATGATTTAAACTTTATCCAAAGACCTACGGAAAATATAAAGTATACCTTATACACAGCTCAATTTAGCCAGACTAGTGGTAATGCTGTATTCCGAAATGCAAATAATGATTTCTTCCGTGTTCGTGATATCATTGGAACATTTAGACCTGGTGAACAAATCATGGTCTCAAATGGATGGCTAGAACTTGCTGCATTGAATCTATCCGGTGCAAACGTATTTACAATCGGTGAAACCCTTTATCAAACTTCAAGTGGTTCTTCACCAAACACAGCCACCGGTAAAGTTTATTTTGCTAATACAACTGTTGTAAAAGTTTCAAATCTAGATGGTGCATTTGTCTCCACTGGTAATACCACTGTGGTCGGTGCCACTTCTAGCAAAACTTCTGTAATTACAGCAGCATACCAAAATGTCATCACGACATCTGCAACAAATGTGATTACAGTTCCGGATCCAAGTTACTCTGAGTTTGCAAATGGCAACTACATTGCCGTATTTACCGCTTCAACTGCAAATGCTCAAATTTTACAAATCACAGCAAACAGCACCGTATCTAGAACTTTGACATTATCTGCTAATGTAAACTTTACAGATTCAGCAGCCAGAATCACTGCGGTTTATGCAAATGCTAATTTGCATGGATATCTGGCTTCTCAGACTCGTTCTTATCCTGAATCTACATTTGTAATCGGTGGTGTAAACTCAAATACGACTGTAAACTTTGCAAATACATCTGGTAAACAACTTATCGGTAGAGATTCTGGTGCTTCCGCATATATTATTTCTCTAGTGGATATGTATTTTGATTCCGTAACTTCACAATTCACGGAAGCAAAACCAAGATTCACTGATACAAATTGGGCTTTCCAAGGTATTTCAAATACTAAAAGTGTGGATGCATCATATAACACAGTGCGCCAAGATGTGCCATATGAATTTAATGATCAACAAAGAATGCTTATGTCCAGAAGTAATGAGCTTAAGGCATCACTTGCCGTTGGTGGCACCAGTGGTGCAAGTTCATTTAAGATTAGATCTGATTTGACTACAGCAAACAATAAAAGCTCACCTTATATTGATACAATTAGAAATCAAGCTGTATTTACACACAACATGATTTTCCCTGAAGTATTCCTAAATGGTACAGCGCTTAATATTGCCAATCTGACTGGTTATTTTGCATTAGGTGATACCGTTTGGCAGGCAAATGCCACAACAAATACCACTGGCACAGTTGTTATGTCTAATAGCACATTCATTGCGGTAAGTAATTTGGCAAGTAGCAATACAATGCACATTGCAGGATTTAATGTTGGTTCAAATATAACCTCTACAAATATCACAGCAAATGGTGTTGCAAATGTCTCAGCAATTAGAGTTTATAATGAGGCTTCATTTCCTGCAGCGGATCAATCCCGCTATATTTCCAAGAATGTAGTACTTGCAGATAAGCAAGACTCTGAAGATCTTATTTGCTATCTCACTGCATATAGACCACAAGAGACAAATCTATTAGTTTACGGGCAATTTAGTTCTGCGGATGATGCGGAATCACTTGGATCCAAGCATTGGTCTAGACTTCAAGAGAATACTATTTCAGTTGGTTTGTACAGCAGTCTAGTAAATAGAGATGATTATGTTGAATTAGCATATGATTTACCTACTTCTATTCAACTTCAAAATAACAATGTCTCCACAAATACCACTTCTGCAACTGTAAATTTTGTCGGCACAGCAGATAATTCCGGAATCAAACCAGGTAATTTTGTCTACATTAGAGATTTGAGTTATGGTGTAACAGGCGTAAGTATTGCAGCCGCAGGTTCTGGATATGCAACTGGTGATCAAGTAAGAATAGATGGTGGTGTTCCCGGCATTCTAAACGCCAATGCAGTTCTAAGTGTTGTTGCAAATCCAACTGGCAATGTGGTTGGATTGTCTGTAATCTCCAAGGGTAGTTATCCAAATAACCAGGTGCTATCTGCAAATGCCACAGCAAATGTAACTGGTTCTGGAACAGGACTTACCCTAGGTGTGAGTGCACTTCAATTTGAACAATCAACAAAATTCAATGTGCGTAGAGTTATTGCAACTCCAAATACATCTTCAATTGTGCTAAATTCAAATAATTCTTTCATAACTGGTAATTCAACTGTTGGCGCTGGAGCCATTGGTTTAATTCCAGATTTAGAAACTCAATATGGTGCATTTAAATATGCAAATAATGAAGGTATTATTAGATATACAACCTCAACTGATCAGGTGTTTGATAGCTACAAAACCTTTGCTGTAAAGATTGTTCTTGTTTCTAATAATTCTTACATCGTACCAAGACTCAATGATATGAGAGCAATAGCACTGCAGGTATAATGGAAAATTTAAAAGTAAAAGATAATAGAAGTCTAGTACGACAAAAAGCTTCTAGTGCAATATTGACGGTTGATAATCAAAGCCTCCTGCGCTATAGGGAGGAAAGATCCAGAGCCAATAAATTAAATAATGTGCACGAAGAAAATATTAAACTTAAGAATGAATTAGATGAGATTAAATCTCTAATCCAAGGATTATTAACTAGATGATAACTGTTTCACAGGTAATTAATACTCAGAGCTTTGGTGTTTGGCTTGAAAGAACAAATCAAGTCATCAGCATCATTTCGCAAAATACTGTCACAACAGATTCAAGTACCGGTGGTTCACTTACCACTGGTAATTCTTATGTCAATGGCTACTTTGGTGCAAATTATGTTACCGTAAATACCGCCATTCGAGGTGGTAATCTTACTACCAGCGCCACACTTTCTATTAGTTCAAATGCAACTTTTAGTGGTGCAGTCAATACTGCAGGTCTTGTAAGTGCACTTAGTGGGATCAACATAACCGGATCCGCAAACGTAAGCTCAGTACTAAATGTTGGTTCAAATGTTTCGGTGAATACCACACAAATAGGCATAGGTAATTCTACGGTAAATTCTGCTATCACAGCTGCTCAAATGGTGGTGGCAAACTCTACCAATACCGCAACATTGAATCCAATAAGTTTGACCATTGGTACCACCGTAGTAAACACCTCTACTGTGGCTGTTGGAACATCAACTGTAAATTCTAGCTTGGTAAATACGGCCGCTATCAATATTACGGGTCAAGTAAATGCTGCAACTTTGTTTGTTTCCACATCAGCAAATGTAGGATCAAATGTTCAGCTCACTACAAGTCAATTGGCAATTGGTAATTCAACCGTAAATGCTATAGCAAATTCTACCACAATAAGATTAGCAAATTCTACAAATACCGTTACCTTAACCCCTGTCAGCATTACATTAGGCACAACTGTTGTAAACACAACCGCACTTGCTTTGGGATCATCATTCACAGCAAATAGTACTAGAGTTGTTCTTGCCACTACTGCTGGTTTACAGGTGAACGGATCAATCGGTACCGCTGGGCAATTCTTGCTCTCTAATGGCACAACTGCTTATTGGTCTACGGTCACCACAGGATCTGTTACTTCTGTCGCCTCTGGTTCTGGTTTGACTGGTGGTCCAATCACATCAACTGGCACAATTTCAGTCCTTGCAAATTCTGGTATAATTGCAAATACCACTGGTATATTTGTAAATCCAAATACTGGTATAGTAGTAAATACCGCTGGTGTTTTTGTAAATGCAACTTATATTGGCACTCTCTCTGCTAATAATGCAACTTATCTGAATGGTCAATTAGCATCTTACTATACAAATGCCACAAATATTACCACAGGCACATTAAATACCGCTAGACTTCCTGCGACTGTAAATGTTGCAACTCTTCTGAATGTCGGTGCAAATGTAAATATCAATACATCCACCATATTTGTCGGCAATTCTTCCACAAATGTTATTGCTAATTCTTCCGCTCTTACTATTGGCGCAACATCTGTCAATAGCACAATGGTTAATTCCGGATCCGTAAATACCAATCTGCTTGCCGTATCAGGGAATGCCACATTTGCTAGCAATGTCAGTCTGACTTCTGGTTTACTTGTCGTTACAAATAATGCTACATTCTCTTCAAATGTTTCGGTTGCAAAAGTCCTTCTGGTTAATAATTCGCACTATTCTTCAAATGCTTATACTTTCAATAATTCAACTGCACGTGCTGTAGTTGATGTATTTGATACCGCAACTTATAGATCAGCTGAATATTTGATCCAGGTCACAGATTCTACAACAACCCCAAGGTCTTATCAGATAACTAAAATGACAGTTGTTCATGATAATACCACACCTTACTCAACCGAATATAGCAATATCTACACAAATATTCCAATGGGAAATTTTGATGTAAATATTGACACCGCAAATAATTTTCAATTGAGATTTACACCTACAACTGCAAATTCTGTGGTCAAACTTTCTAGAAATTCAATTGTGGTTTAATGGAGAAAAACAATGGCTGTAAAAACTAATATAGTCATAGATCAGGGCACTGATTTCAACTCATCATTTACTTTTACCGATGAATCGGATGAGCCCATTGATTTTTCTATATACACCGCAAACTCACAATTAAGAAAAACCTATACATCTAGCATTTCTTATACCTTTCAAACTAGTTTAACTAATAATGGCATTATAATTTTATCGATGAATGCAGCCACAACATCCAATCTTTCTCCAGGAAGATATGTCTATGATTTAGAAGTTGAAGCCGCAGGTGTCAGATCCAGATTAGTAGAAGGTGTTGTAACGGTGACACCACAAGTCACTAGATGATTTTGTTTTTTTAATAAATAAAAATAAAAGGGTTTTTAAATGACTGAATATAATTTCATCGTAAAGAATGGGATAGTGGTAAATACTGCATTTACCGCTAATTCCACAGTGCTGACAGCAAATGGTGTGACTATTAATTCTACCGCTGCTACATTTTCTGGTAATGTCAGTGGCACGCTTATTACAGCTTCACAACCATATATCACAGCTAATAATGCAAATTTTGTTGGAAGCACATCAGCCGCAAATGTTGTATCCAATTCTCAACTACAATCCAATCTAGCAAATTATGCACAGCTAGCAGGTGGCACATTTACCGGACCAACCAATTTCAATGCCAATGTAACAATTACCGGTAATCTAATTGTCACCGGCACCACTATATCCGCAAATGTCACAAACCTAGATGTAAAAGATCTTAATATTACAGTCGCTAAAGGTGTCGCCACCGCAGCTGCAGCTGATGGTGCAGGTCTTACCGTTGACACAGCAAATGTTACTTGGAATTATAATAATGCTACAAACAGCTGGCAATCAAATGTCAATATAACTCCATCAAGCAATAATAATTTAAATCTTGGTACTAGTGCTCTTATATTTGCAAATGTCTATGCAAATAATGTCATGGGCACAAATCTTTATGGTACATTACAAACCACTTCTCAACCAAATATCACAGCTAATAATGCAAATTTTGTAAAAGCAAATAACGGTATCACATCAAATTCTTTCGGTGTTTTTGTCACCCAAGGAACTGGTGTTGTGGTAAATGCTACTGGTGTCCATGTAAATGCTACATATGTTGGCACTTTGACAGCAAATAATGCTAATAATCTAAATGGTCAGCCTGCATCTTTTTATACAAATGCCACTAATATTACCACGGGCACTCTAGGTACCGCTAGACTTCCTGCAACTGTGAATGTGGCAACCGTTGTAAATGTCGGTGCAAATGTAAATATCAATACAACTGCAATTGCAGTTGGCAATTCAACAGTTAACACATTTATCACATCGACTGAAATTGATTTACCTTTTGCAATAATGAGTTCAGGTAATCTGGTTACCTCTGCAACAACCGCTAATCAAACTTTAGATCAATTTCCATTTGCCACATATAAAGCAGCCGAATATTTCATATATATTGCATCTGGGGCTGCATTTCAAATATCAAAACTATCTGTATTGACCGATGGCACAACTGCTTATTCAACTGAATATTCTACCATGATAACCTCTGCAACATTGGCTTCATTTGATGTTTCAATATCAGGTGCAAATGTGCTTATTAGAACAACACCTGTAAATGCAATTACTACATATAAACTTCACAAGAAATTAATCAACATTTAATTTCTGAAACACGGGGATAGTGAACCGATGTCTATACCACAACCTTCAATGACCGTTAATTTTTCTAGAACTCCGGATTATCTGGATTCCAGAATTACTTTTTCTAGAACATCAAATGCTACATTTGTCAACGATAATCGACTAATTGCCACTGCAAATATTAATACACCAAGATTTGAATACTCATCTTCAAATGGTATTCTGCTTGGTCTTCTAAGTGAAGAACAAAGAATCAACTATATACTTCAAAGTGAGAATTTCTCCACCACTTGGTCTGCAACAAATATTACAGTTTCAAATAACTATACAACAGCACCAGATGGAAACTTCACAGCGGATCTTCTTTCAGAAGGTATTGCCAATACTGCTTTGATGACACAACCCGTAACGGTTGCAACCGCAAACCTAGGTGCTGGTTCCATTTTCCTTAAAGCAGGACCAAATGTTAGTACTACTTGGGTAAAGGTATTTGTATCAGGTGCTGGCGCTGCAAATGGTGCAGCTGCATGGTTTAATTTAAGCACCGGTGCACTTGGATCCAATTCCATTATTGGTGGTGGATCTCAACCAATAGCCGTAATTGATAGTTTTGTCGATGGTTGGTATAGATGCAGAGTCTCAGCAAATTGCCCTGGTGAAACAGCACTGAGTTTAAGTTTTCATTCTGCATCAGCCGATGGTTCTAATACTCGAGTAAATAATGCCACTTATTATGCTTGGGGTGGTCAATTGGAAAATGCTAGACTATCTACTAGCTATATTCCAACAACAACTTCTACCGCCACCAGAGCTGCTGATAGAATTGCAATTGAAGGCACCCAATTTGCAAATGTTTATAATACCAGACTTGGTGATGGAACAGTACTATTAAATATTAATTTTCCGCCTGAATTTGCTCTTGATGATACCACACGTGATATTATAGGTTTAAGTACATCAAATTCATTTACTAAAAGCATATATTTAGCACAATCAAATGCTACTTCATATTGGACATTCGTTGGCGGCTTCGGTGTTTATGCTACCAGTGTGGCAGCAGGACCAAATGTTATTGCATTGACATATAGCACGCTATCAAACTATATCAAACCCTATAGAAATGGTGTATCATCTATATCCACAGGAAATTATACAAAAAGTATCACTGCAAATACGGCAGGTGTAAATGCCACAGCAGACGTAATTCTTTTAGCTACTGCTAGTGGCTCCTTTGTATCAGGTGAAAGAGTTTATTATCGTGTTCCAACAGGCAATACCGCAATTGGTGGACTTACCGGTAATAGCTATTATTACGTTTCATTTTCTAATACCACATCTTTTGCACTATCTGCAACTCCTGGTGGAGCAAATATTGATCTAACAGAAGCAAGAACTACAAATCCAGGTGAAGCGCATAGTATGATTCTCAATATAGCAACACCTTATGATAGAATCTATCTTGGTTCTCTATGGACTTTTGGTTCTGGTTCTGGCCTGAATGGTCATTTTAAAAAGTTTGCATATTATCCAGCTGTATTAAGTAATACCCAAATGCAAGCCATAACTTCAGTATAAGGGCATGAATATGTTTGACTATTTTATTAAAGAAAAAACAGAAAAAACTTGGATAAACAATGCAGTACTAGATGGTGTTCTTATCCAGAATGATAACGGTGAATACCATTCAAATTATAGCATTGATATTATTGGCGCTATTCCAGACATTACCGGTTACCATGTAAATATTAGATCACAAGAACCAATAGAGTTCAAAAATCTCACCACAATACCGGCGCCAAGTACACCAATGCGTGTTTGGTTATAAATAATAAAAATTGCAATTTCGGGGACAGGGAACCGATAAATGGCCGAATCTAATTTCATTGTAAAAAATGGCTTGGTGGTAAATACTTCATTTACTGCCAATTCAACAGTATTGCAAGCAAATGGCTTGACAGTCAATTCTACACTTGCAAACGTTGCCGGTGGTTTAATTTCTGCTAATCTTACCACGCAAAATATTGGCGTAGGCGCAAATATACAGCTTACCACAACCCAACTTTTTGCCGGCAATTCAACTGCAAATCTCATTGCTAACTCAACACAAGTAAGATTGGCAAATTCCACTAACACTGCAACTTTAAGCCCAGTAAGTTTAACTGTAGGCACCACAGTTGTAAACACCACTACAATTTCAGCTGGTGCTTTTACAGCAAATAATACATTAGTAAATGCTGCAGCTGTCAATATTTCCGGTCAGGTAAATACAGCCACATTTTTTGCCACTACTTCTGCAAATGTGGGTGCTAATGTTCAATTGACCACAAGTCAACTTTTCATTGGTAATTCATCCGTAAATGCAACAGTAAATTCAACTGCATTTTCAGGTAGAGCAAATACAGCAAATACCCTAGTAAATACTGATGGTGTTGGTATTGACCCACTCTATCTTCCAAGAGCAATTGATCTCGGTACCGCCGCATTTGTTGATATTGATGCACTTTATCAAATCAAAGCATCAAATACCACAACATATAGAAGCGTCCAAGAAAGAGCAGCCGAACTTTATAACGTAAAAGATTATGGTGCTGTTGGTGATGGTGTTGCGGATGATAGAGCAGCAATTCAAACTACAATTGATGCTGTATATTCATCAGGAAAAGCCGCTTCTGTTTATATTCCATCAGGTAACTATAAGATTGGAAAAACAGCAAACACTACTGGTATTGCCGATACTCTTGCTACAAATGGATTGATTACATATCCGTCTGTAAAGATTAAAGGTGAGCAAGGATCCACAACTCTCCTTGCTGGCAATAATGATATGACAATCATCGGATATAGAAATCTGGGAACATATCAACTAGCAAATGTGGTTTCAGCAAATATTTCCGGTACCACAGGGACAATTGTATTCAACTCTGCACACGGGCTTGTAACTAATAATAAAATTCGACTAATTGATTTTACTCCAGCTGCTTGGAATTCATCAAGTCTTTATACCGTCACAGTTTCAAATACCACAGCCGTTACGGTTACCGTACCTGGAGGCACTGCAAATGCCACAATTATGGGTACCGCTTGGTTTTCTAAATCAAATGCTAATAATGATCCTATTGACAATAATGGTGTTTCTAATTTCTATATTCAGGATATTAACTTCTCTAGTGCACTTGATACCTCTGATGAATTTTACACAAATTGTACCGCTATTGCTCTAGTCGGTGATGTTGTGCAAAGCAACACAACTGTTTACAGCCCAACTGAATCTAGAATTGCCACCGTAAATCTTAAAGATATCTACATTACAGGTCTCAGAACTTATAGAAACGGTGTCTATCTAAGATATTGTGCTGGCACAACAATCAATAATGTAAAGATTCAAAGAGCATTCAATGGCTTTGTCATTGATCGTTGCGGTGATACGGACTTCTCTGATTGTGAAGTATTCAATGGTATTACATGGTACCCAAGTATACTATCAATAACCCGCTCTGGTGCTACTGCTCCACAAACTGCAACTATCACATTTGATGATAAGCATGGCTCTAGAGTAGGCGATCAGATCAAACTCCATAATTTCCAAACTATTGAGTGGAATCAAGAAGCAGATGTAACAAATAATCTATTCATTGTTACTTCCGTAACGGATAAAACTATCACTTTCAATACGGCTGCAGCTGGTGGAACTCCACTTCCTGCTCCAGTTGTTGGATCTGGAACAATTTATTCTATAAACAATGTTGGTTATAAGATCATCGGTGCACCATTTGCTTATGACGAAGGTGTTCGCATGGTAAACACCAATGTCAATGGGCAAGCTATAGGTCTATGGGTTCAAGGCCAAGAATGGGGTACTGCCGCATCTTGTTCTTTCTCTACTGCATTTGGTGGTGCTGCTATTTTCCAAGGGCTTTCATCCACATTGACCACTGCAAACTGGCGTTTGTCAGCATGTGATTTCTCTACTTCATATCCATCTATTTCAGGTGATGTTGTTGTAGGCAATCCTACCAAGCCAGGTGTCATTGTTGATGAAAACTGCTTCAATATTCTATTCAGCGGCTGTTATTTTGCTCTTAGCAGATCCGGTGCTGCAATTTATGGTAGAGAATGCTCTATTGTAGGAAGCTACTTCCTTGCAAATTATGATAATGATATTCTTCTATCAAATGCTAGAAACATTACAGTGGCAGATAATATCACTTCTAGCGCTGCAGCCACTAGTGCTAGATTTAATGCAAATACATCTGTTGATGGCGCCGCTGATTCCATCTTCCTAGGTTGGACTAATCAGAATTTTGCAAATGGTGATTATGTTTATTACACCGTTTCAACCGGTAATACTGCTGTTTCTGGTCTAACTGGAAATAGTTATTATTACATTGTTGGGGCAAATACAAATGTAGTCAAACTTTCTGCAACTGCCGGTGGTGCAGCCTGTAATATCACTGCATCAGCAACTTCTGAAAATGGGCATTTCTTATCTGCCATTAGCTCTAAAACATTCTCCATTAATGAAACCGGATCTAGTGTTGGTAATATCATTGTAGGAAATAAATATTCTTCACAGGTCACCACACCTTCCAGAACTACAATTTGGAAGAATAATGCAAATCCACTTGATGAAGATGGTCAAAGCAGAAAAGTTAGATTAGGTGTTGGAACATCCATGGTCTATAGTGGATTTGGTCCACAATACTTTATTGCTAATAGCACATTTGTAAATCTAACAAATGAAACAATACAAATCAGTGCTGCATCACTAGGTGGATGGGCTGCAAATGATGTATTTGCTGTAAATGATGTAATTTATTATAGAGCATTTGCAGAATCTGGTAATTCACCAATTGGTGGTCTAGCAAATGTAGGTTCTTACTATGTTTCATTTGCAAATGCTACACACATTGCTCTTTCCAATACTTTGGGTGGTGCAAATATCAATTTGACATCAGTACCATCTGGCTCACAAATTCAATGGATTTATCCAAATGAAGATAATTTTGTTCAATTCAGTGCAGATAGAGTAGCAGTTATTGGTAAAAATAATCAGATTACCATAAGCGGAAAAACACCTGATATCACAATTGGTACTATTACCGGTAATAGTACCATCACTGGTAATAATGTGGTGCTGGTAAGTTATGCAAATACCCTAATCACGGCTGCAAATGCAGGTGCTTACATCACCGGTAATACTACTGCTCAAATTACCGCACAAGGCGCCGCTGGCAACGTTGTCATCTCAGCTATTAAAAATGTTGATATTAGCTCCAGTTCTGGAAATGTCTTTATCTATTCTGGTTCTGGGCAAGCAAATGTTTATGTTGCAAATACCATTTCTATCACTTCTGTTACCGGAAATGTAAATATTACCAGTTCAAGATTGAATCTTGTTCAATCCAGCAGAATCATTGATCTTGCCGGTAATACTTCAATTCAGTCTAGTGGAAATGTAATTATCAATGCAAATAATATCGGATTCTTTGGTGGTAATACTGGTGCGTATTTACAATCTGTTACAGGAAATGTAAATATTACTACAAATTCCGGCAATCTTTATTTCTACACTGGTTCTGGACAAGCAAATGTTTATGTTGCAAATCAGATCTCTATCACATCTGTAACAAATACCGTAAGCATTGTCTCCGCAGGAAATATCACTATTCAGCCGAGCACTGGTATAATAAATATCCCTGGGTCAAGCCAAATACAGATTAATGGAACAAAGGTTATTGGAACTCGTGGCGCCGCAATTGCAGACGCAATTACTGGTGCTAGTGCAACGGCAAATAATGCTGCAAATACTGTGAATTTAATATTGGCTGCTCTAAGAACACACGGTCTAATTGCTCCATAATGGGCACCGGAGATTATTAAATGACAGTAAAAATAAAGCTTGCAAGAGCTAACGGAGCGCTAGTTTCATATCCTGCTAGCGCTCCGACTATAGTGACAAATGCGGTCAGTGAATTAATCACTCAATATTCCAATACCGCAACCGTATTGCAATATGACGCCACCACTTATGCAAATGCTGTGGCATATGTTGACGGCAAGTCTTATGTAAATACAAGTCAACTATCTTCAAATTTAGCTAATTACCAGACCACTGCTGGTCTTGCTTCAAATGTAGCAGTATTAGCTGCAAACTCCGCTGGCTTTTTGGGTAATTCATCTGGCACCATTGCTAATGTTTCATCCTGGATTACTTCAAATGCTGGTGCTGCTTACACCAATGCTGTCTCTTATGTTGATGGCAAAGCATATGTAAATACTGCACAACTCTCTAGCAATCTAGCAAACTATCAGACCACTGCTGGTCTAGCCGCAAACGTTGCTACTCTTGCCGCTAATAGCGCCACTTATGCTAATGCTTCAATATCTAATACATTTACCATTGGCACTGCAACTTACTTTGTCGCTAATGGCAATGTCGGTATTGGGACTACAACACCTGATGCTAGACTAGCAGTTTCTGGCACAGCTAATGTTTCTGGGAATGTGGTTATTGGTGGTGCTTTAACTTCTGCTAATCTTACTACACAAAACATTGGTGTAGGGGCAAATATACAGCTCACCACAACTCAACTTTTTGTTGGCAATTCAACCGTTAATATCAATTATTCAGCAACTGAAGTTTTTATTCGTGACACCACAACAAGTGGATTCATGAATTCATCAATGATGAGTGTTGGCTCGACAATTGTAAATACTTCTACAATAAAAGTAGGATCCACCACAGCTAATAATACATTAATAAACACAGCTGCTATTAATGTTATTGGTCAGGTAAATGCTGCCACGATCAATATTACCGGATCCGCGGTTATCGGCGGTGTCACTACTCATAATGCAAATGTTATTTTAGGGGCTTCTGGCTTATCTGCTAATGGTGGGTTTGGCACCGCTGGACAACTACTGAATTCTAACGGTTCTGCAACTTATTGGGCTGCAGATAAAGCGACCAATGCTTATTCAAATGCAGTCTCTTATGTTGACGGTAAAGCCTATGTAAATACAAGTCAACTCTCTAGCAATTTAGCAAACTATGCTCTTTTGACTGGTGCCACATTCACCGGGAATGTTCGAACCCAACAAAGTGCACAAGTTGATGGGAATTTAGTAGTATCCGGCAATTTAACTGTGACCGGAAATGTCACAGTAATCGGCGCAAATAATCTATCAGTCGTTGATAATATGATCTATTTGAATTCCAATAGTGCCGTATCAAATCCGGATTTAGGGTTTGCTGCTAATTATAATGATGGAATTTACCATCATGCTGGATTCTTCAGAGATGCTTCCGATGGTATTTGGAAAGTCTTTGATAGTTATCTTCCCGAACCAGATGCTTCACCTTATATTGACACAACCAATTCATCTTTTCATATTGCTAACTTCCAAGCAAATATTGTTTATGTGGGAAATACCACAGTATATTCTACAGTTAATACAACATCTTTTAGTGGCACTTCAAATAATGCTACATTTGCTTATGGAAAGACTGAAGGTAATTTAAATGCCAATAATGCTTTAACTGCAAATTCAAGTACTTTTCTTGGTACCGCTAATTTAAGCAATATTCAGACTTTTATAACTTCAAATGCCGCAACTGCCTACACAAATGCCGTTGCATATGTTGACGGTAAATCCTATGTAAATACAAGCCAACTATCTTCAAATCTAGCAAACTACCAGACCACTGCTGGATTGGCTTCCAATGTTGCTACACTTGCTGCAAATAGTGCCACTTATGCTAATGCTTCAATAAGCAATATTTTTACCATTGGTACTTCAACTTACTTTATTTCAAATGGTAATGTTGGTATCGGTACTAATGCACCAGAATCTCCATTACATATTAAATCTATCGGTCCAATTCAATTAATTTTAGAAGCTGACTCGGATAATATCACTGAGACAGATAATCCTAGAATTGTTATGAAACAAGATGGTGGTGCGGTAGTAGGAAGAATAGGTTATGCTAATAATACAAATGACATAGAAGTACTTAATGAGCATCCTGGTTCACTACATTTAGGTACGGCTAATACCATAAGAATTACTGCTGATGCTGGAGGCAACGTTGGTATCGGAACTACAACACCTGATGCTAGACTAGCAGTTTCGGGTACTGCTAATGTTTCTGGAAACGTGGTTATTGGTGGTGCTTTAACTTCTGCAAATCTTACCACAACTACCAATACAGCAACATTTGGTAATAGCGTATATATTACCGGTGGTGGAATTGTCGGCATTGGGACTAGTTCACCTAGCCAAAGTTATAAGCTCACCGTTGCTGCTGCTGCATTGGCTTCAACGCTTGGTGCTACTTCTAATGCATTCCAAATATATACCACCACAAATAACGTTGATTATATTAACTTTACTAAAATCCGCCAAGCCGTAGGATCTGATTGGTCCACATCGGCTTGGAGAATACAGCATGTTGTTGATGCTACTTCCATGGCTTATATCCAATTTAGTGGAAATGGAATACAAAGAGGTTTAACCTTTGGTACCGATAATGCAGAACGCATGCGCATTGATCCTTCTGGCAATGTTGGCATTGGAAATACTACACCAGATGCTAAGCTTGCTATTACAGGCACGGCTAATATTTCTGGAAATGTAGTAATTGGTGGCGTCACCACTTTAAATGCAAATGTTATTTTAGGGACTTCTGGTTTATCAGCAAATGGTGGTTTTGGTTCTGCTGGTCAAGTTTTAACTTCATCCGGAGACACCGGAAATGTATATTGGTCCACAGCTTCTGGTGGCGGTGGTGTATCAACTGGTAAAGCAATTGCAATGGCAATGATTTTTGGTTAAAGGTAATTTAATAAATGGCAAACCCAAATATAGTAAATGTAACAAGCATTTTAGGAAAAACTGCAGTTGCAAATGTAAGCACAGTATCAAGTAATATTGTCACAAATAGTGCTGGTAGCAATACAATTGTTAAGATCAACACTTTGATGGCATCAAATATCAATGCCACAGCCACATTTGATTTTTCTGCAAGCATATTTCGCAGCAGCATAGATTATTCACTTGCATCTACAATAGCTATACCATCTGATGCATCTTTGGTTGTTCTTTCTAAGGATACTGCTATTTATTTGGAAGAAGGTGATTCCATTAAATGCACAGCTTCTTCCAATGGTGCTATTGTTGCCGTTTGTAGTTATGAAATAATCAGCTAAATATGAGGAAATAGTCAAGTGGGCTTTAATTCTTTCAACGGTGGGATAATAGGGAAAGCTAATGAACCATCTGGTAGTGTAGCAAGTGGTGTGTGGTCATTAGCTAGACAATTTTTAAGTAGAACTAGTAACTTGTGGCCTACTGCAGGACTTAGTGTTGAATTTCTAGTAATAGCAGGTGGTGGCGGCGGTGGAGGCGGGGTCGGCGGTGGCGGCGGCGCCGGTGGATATCGTAGTTCTGTAATAGGTGAATCTTCTGGTGGTGGATCCACAGCCGAAGCAACTATTCTATGTATCCCTCTTACAAATTATACCGTAACAATTGGAGCAGGTGCACCTGCTCCCCCCAACATCAGCACAGTACCAACTTCCGGTTCTAATTCAGTATTTGATATTATCACATCATCGGGAGGCGGTTCTGGTGCAGGTCGAACCGCTGGTACTTATTCTTCTGCATCAGGTGGTTCAGGCGGTGGTGGTGGGCGTGTTAACGCCAGTGGTTCACCGACTGGCGCAAGCGGAAGTAGTGGTCAAGGGCGAGCAGGTGGTACTGGTCTCGGTGACTACTCTGCTGGTGGTGGTGGAGCAAACACAGCTGGTGGTAATGCAACTGCTTCGCTAGCTGGCGCAGGTGGTGGTGGTATAACTTCAAGTATAACAGGATCCGCTTTGGCTAGGGCTGGGGGAGGTGGTGGCGTAGGTTCTAATGCTGTTGGTGGCGCTGGTGGTGCAGGCGGCGGTGGTGCTGGTGGTGCTATCGGAACAAATGGAACAGTTAATAGAGGTGGAGGGGGTGGGGGCTCCACTAGCTCAACCAGCGCAAATATCCCAGGTGGTGGTGGATCAGGTATAGTAATTTTAAAATATCCTGCCACTTTTACTTTAAATGCTAGTGTTGGTTTGACCACTTCAACCACTACAATAGGTGCTAATAAAGTCACACAAATAACAGCCGGTACTGGCACGGTTTCTTGGAGTATATAATATGGCACATTATGCATTTTTAGATGAAAATAACGTAGTCACAATGGTAATAGTAGGCAAAGATGAAGGTGAAGATGGCATTGATTGGGAAGACTTCTACGGTGCTGTCCGTACTTCATATAATACCTCAGCTGGAGTTTATTATAACCCTGAAACAAGAGAACCTACGCCAGATCAAAGCAAAGCTTTCAGAAAAAACTATGCAGGAATCGGTTACACTTATGATCCTGTGAGAGATGCATTTATTCCACCAAAGCCTTTTGATAGTTGGATTTTAAATGAGGATACATGTTGTTGGGATCCACCAATCGCTTATCCAACTGACGGAAATCAATACTATTGGGATGAGAACAATTTAAAGTGGGTAGAAATAACTAATTGATTCCCTATAAATATAAAAAAGATATTTTCAAGGAAAATAGATAAATGGCTATACCAACTTCCAGAGCATCCTTTAAAGAATATTGCCTCAGATCTTTAGGAAAGCCAGTGATTGAAATTAACGTTGATGATGATCAAGTTGATGATCGTATTGATGAAGCTCTAAAATATTACTGGGATTATCATTTTGATGGTTCTGAAAAACTTTATTTCAAATATCAAGTCACTGATCAAACCAAAATCGACCGTTATGTTCCAATGCCAGAAAATGTAATCGGTGTGGTAAATCTATTTCCTATTGGGCAAGCTCTGAACACAAATAATCTGTTTAATATCAGATATCAAATTGCACTAAATGATCTCTATACATTGACCTCTGTTTCAATGGTACCATATTACATGGCTTTGCAACATGTTCAGTTCCTAGAACAAATGCTAGTAGGTCAACAACCCATCAGATATAATCGCCACATGAATAGACTCTATGTTGATATGGATTGGAATATCATAAGTGCGGGTGACTATATTGTTGCAGAGGCTTATCAGATAGTTGATCCAGATGTATATACAGATGCTTGGGCTGATCGTTGGCTTCTTCGCTATGCAACTTGCTTGATCAAATTACAATGGGGAAACAACCTTAAGAAGTTCCAAGGTATGCAACTTCCCGGCGGGATTCAATTTAATGGTCAAAAGATTTACGAAGAAGCACTCCAAGAAAGAATTGATCTTGAAAAAGAAATGATTACTTCTTACAGCTTGCCGGTAACAGATATGATCGGCTGAGGGTATACCAAATGCGTGGGTCAGCAAATTTCTATTTCAATAATTTTGCATCATCAGGAGAGCAAGATCTTCTTCATGATCTGATTATTGAATCCATTAGTATGTATGGGCAAGATATGATCTATCTCCCACGTGAAGTAGTAAACTATGATAAACTACTTGGCGAGGATGACCAATCAAAATATACCAAAGCATACCAAATCGTAACATACATTGATTCCATAGATGGATTCTCTGGTGATGGGAATTTTGCATCTAAGTTTGGTCTAGAAATACGTGATCAAATCAATCTTATCATTGCACAAAGAATATTCTCCGAAGAAGTAGGTTCGCAGACCGGTCAAACAAGACCAAATGAAGGTGACTTGCTATTCTTCCCACTCAATAAGAAGTGCTTTATTATCAGATTTGTCGATAAGTTTTCAATGTTCTATCAATTAGGGACCCTTCCTACTTGGAAACTTACATTAGAACTATTTGAATATTCAAATGAAATATTTGATACTGGCTATGCAGATATTGATATCATCCAAGAAAACTTTTCATCCAATATTATTGATTGGGCTCTACTTGATGAAAATGGTGATTATCTCACCGATGAATCTGAAAACATTTTGGTCATAGAAAAATACAACGTTGAAACAATAAATCCATTTGCAGATAATAATACTCTACAATCCGGAGGTATAAACTTCCCAGAAGGATCAGATGATTTCATTGATTTTACAGAGAAAGATCCTTTCAGTGAAGGATTCTAAAAATGTTTACCAATGAACCATTTTACTTTTCTTCAATTAGAAAATATGTCATTCTTTTTGGAACCCTTTTCAATAATATTAAAATTACCAGATCAGATAATACTGGAAAAGTAACTTCTCTTATGAAGGTACCCATTGGTTATGGCCCTAAGGAAAAGATGCTTACACGTGTCATTCAAGATCCAAATATTGATAGACAAACTGCAATTCAACTTCCTATTATGTCATTTGAAATTACTGGATTCAATTATGACGGTGATCGTAAAAGACAAACGGTGCACCGAATTGCATCTATTGATCCAGATAACCCTGATAAAAATAAATATCAATACAGTCCAGTACCTTATAATATTGGATTCTCATTAAGCATATATGTAAAAAATGCTGAAGATGGAACTAAAATTGTAGAACAAATACTTCCATATTTTACACCAGATTGGACCACAACAGTCAATCTGATTCCAGAAATGGATATAAAGATGGATATTCCATTGATACTTGAAAGAGTAAACACCGAAGATACCTACACAGGTGATTTTAAAGATCGTAGGGCTTTGGTTTGGACTTTAGAATTTACAATGAAAGGTTATCTATATGGACCTATCAAGAAGTCTGGAATCATCAAATATATTGATGTAAATATTCATATTCCATCCATTGATGAATTAGTTGATAGCGTAGGTAATACGGATCCAACATCTGCAATTTCAGTGCAGCCTGGTTTACTTGCCAATGGTTCACCCACCACAAATTCTGCTCTATCAATTCCTGTTTCTCAAATTAAATCAACAGACAATTATGGATTTGTCATTGATATAACGGAAAACTAAGATGAACGACGATGATCCAATTGGGAAGTCATTAGGGCTTCCAGCTTATACTAATGAAACCGCGGTGGCTAATATAGTTGCCGCGGCAAAGAATGATTCTGCGAAGGAAGATTTTACTTTTGCTAGAGCCAATATGCGTGAAGTAATTCAAAATGGGTCGGATGCCATAGAGAGAATGGCACAAATAGCAGATCAGTCTCAGAATGCTAGAGACTTTGAAGTATTATCTAATCTAATGACCACAGTTGTCAATGCTTCAGAAAAATTATTAAGGATTCAAAAGGCAATCCGTGAAATTGACCGAACAGATGAACCTCACAATGAAGAGACTAAACAAGTGACCAACAATTTATTTGTTGGATCAACAACAGAACTTCAAAAGATCTTGTCTGACCTAAAGAACAAATAACCATTCCTTTAAGGTCAATACCTATTATACCAATAAAGAGTACTAATGTCAACAAATATATTTGAACAATTTAAATCTTATAACGGCAATCCAAATTTAAAACGATCTGGAGTTGCCGTTAATTGGACTCCAGACATTGTTGCAGAATATGCAAGATGTTCACAAGACGTGATCTACTTTGTAGAAAAATATATGATGATCATCAATGTGGATCGTGGTTTGATTAACTTTGATCCATATATCTATCAACGTGAGATGCTCAAGTCCATGACTGATGAGCGCTATACTATTATTGCCACAGCCCGACAGGCAGGTAAGTCTACGGTTACGGTCGCATTTATTCTTTGGTATATTCTTTTTAATTCAGATAAAACCGTAGCGTTATTAGCAAACAAGGGTGAAACTGCTCGTGAAATCTTGGGTAAAGTTCAATTAGCCTATCAACATCTGCCCAAGTGGCTTCAGCAAGGTGTCACTGAATGGAATAAAGGTTCTTTTGAACTTGAAAATAATTCCAGAGTTATTGCTGCCGCTACATCTTCTGATAACATTCGTGGTTATGCTATTAACTTGATCTTTATTGATGAGGCTGCATTCATTGAAAACTGGGATGAGTTCTTCACCTCAGTATATCCTACTATTTCTTCTGGTACATCCACAAAACTTATTCTTGTTTCAACTCCAAATGGTCTAAATCACTTCTATCATATTTGGACAAATGCACAGCTAGGCAAGAACTCTTATAAACCTATTATGGTTCATTGGTCTGCTGTTCCTGGTAGGGATGAAGCTTGGAAACAAGCCACTCTTGCCGCAATGAATTTTGATATACAGAAGTTCTCTCAAGAATATGAAGTAGAATTCCAAGGAAGTTCTGGTACACTCATTGCAGGTTGGAGATTAAAACAACTTCAAGCTGAAATACCATTTCACCAAAAAGATGGGCTAACTGTTTATGAGAATTCAGTCAAAGGGAATACCTACGTTTGCATAGTTGACGTATCACGTGGAAAGGGTTTGGACTATTCAGCCTTTAGTGTGATAGATGTATCAAGAATGCCTTATAAACAGGTTTGTGCTTACAGAAATAATTTGGTGGCACCGATTGACTATGCGGAAGTGGTTTACAGAATATCAAAGTCTTATAATACAGCCGCAATTCTTGTTGAAGTAAATGATCTAGGTGAACAAATATCCACCTCCTTGCATTATGATTTTGAATATGAAAATCTTCTCTTTACCGAAAGTGCTGGGCGAAGTGGTAAAAAAATATCCTCTGGGTTTGGCAATAATGTCGACAAGGGAATAAGAACCACTAAGACAGTTAAGTCCGTTGGTTGCTCAATACTTAAACTTTTAATTGAGCAGGGGCAACTTTTGGTTAATGACAAGGATACTATATCCGAACTATCTACTTTCTCTAAGAAAGGCGTGTCTTACGAAGCAGAATCAGGTAATCATGATGATATGGTAATGGGATTGGTTTTGTTTGCTTGGCTTTCCGATCAGTCTTACTTCAAGGATATTACGGATATAAATACTCTTGCTAGACTTCGTGAAAAGACTGATGAAGAGATATCTGCTGAATTGCTACCATTTGGTTTTGTTGAGGATGGTCGAGAAGATGAATCTGTTCTTGACCTCACCCCTAGAGGGAATTGGTTCTTTCAGGTAGAAGATAGTAATTTATAAATACAACAGAAATTTAAATTTATCTTCTTTAGAAAGGAGTCCTGAATATGGCGTTCCCTGTAAGTCCTGATGTAAATGTGACCGAGGTCGATTTAACAACAATTGCGCCCAGTGTGGCTACAACAACTGGTGCAATTGCTGGTGTGTTTAACTGGGGTCCGATTGGTGAAAGAGTTTCAATTGCTACTGAAAGTGATCTTGTAACTTTCTTTGGTAAGCCAAATGCAAATAACTATGAAACATTTTTCACAGCAGCTAATTTTCTATCATATAATAATTCATTATTGGTTGCAAGAGCTGCAAACACCACTAGCATGAATGCAAATGGCACATATGGTGCTTTTGCCAATGTAGGTGCTGTTACAAATACTGCAAATCAAACTGTAAAAAATAGTGTTGATTACGAAACAAATAAACTGACATTTGATGCAAATGTTGTTTATGTTGCTAAGTATGCTGGCGCACTAGGTAATTCACTTCGAGTTTCCGTTTGCGATAGCGTTAATGCATATCAATCAAATGTTACACTAGTAAATACTGATGCAAACAATACCGTTACTGGCACATTTGCTCTATCGGTTGGATCTAACACAGCAACTGTCCAATTTGCGGGTAGTAATGCTGCAGGCGCTAATACCTTTGCTGCAAACTTTGCTTCATCTTTCAGTGCTGGTGATTTAGTCACTATTGGTAATAGCACTGTTGGAACTCAACTTTTAACTTTATCATCCGTTTCTGCTCCATCTGGCTCGCCGCCGACGTTAACAATGAATTTTACCGGAATCTATACCCTTGCTTCTGATTTCAGCGCAAATACAAATCTTACAAGAAGCTGGGAATTCTCGACTTTAGTTGATTCTGCACCAACAACTTCACAATTTGTTTCTAATTTTGGTAATTCAGCAGCAGTTGATACCATGCATGTTGTGGTTGTAGATCAAGATGGTATGTTCACCGGTATCAGTGGTCAAATTCTAGAAGTATTCACTGATGTGTCTAGAGCTACAAATGCTAAATCCGTAGATGGTGCTTCAATTTATTACAAGCAAGTAATCAATGAAGGCTCAAATTATATCTGGTGGGCAAATGATAGAGCAAATGCTGTAAGCAATACCGCATTAAATGTTACTAGCTCAACAAATAATTCTGCATTAAATCTTCATTTTTCTGGTGGGCAGGATGGATTCACTGAATCAAATGCACCTGTTTCAATTCTAGCATCTGGATATGATCTATTCAATGCTAAAGAAACTTCCGACATCTCACTTGTTCTTCAAGGTAAGCCTACTGGTGGTACCACAACAAGTCAAGGTCTAACTGTAAATAACTTCCAGCTAGCAAATTATCTAATCGACAATATTGCTTCTACCAGAAAAGATTGTGTTGTTCTCATTACACCAGATGATACTCTTGCAAGAGCAAATGCAGGGCAGGAAGCTAAATATACCGCTGCATGGGCAAATATCATCCGTGATACCTCATATGCAATGATTGATTCCGGTTATAAATATATGTATGACCGTTATAATGATGTTTACCGTTATGTGCCTCTAAATGGTGATATTGCAGGCCTCATGGCAAGAACAGAAAATACAAATGATGCTTGGTGGTCTCCTGCAGGTTTCAACCGTGGACAAATTAAAAATATTGTCAAGCTTCGTTGGAATCCAATTAAGGCCGATAGAGATACTCTATACAAAAATGCAGTAAATCCAGTTGTGACTTTCCCAGGCCAAGGTACTGTTCTATTTGGTGACAAGACAGCAACAAGAAAACCATCTGCGTTTGATAGAATCAATGTTCGTAGATTGTTTATTGTTCTTGAAAAGTCTATTTCTGAAGCAGCAAAATATTCACTATTTGAGTTCAATGATGAATTTACAAGATCACAATTTAGAAATCTTGTCAATCCTTATCTTCGTGAAGTTCAGGGTCGCCGCGGTATCACAGACTTCCTAGTTGTCTGTGATGGGACAAATAATACACCTGAAAGAATTGACAGAAATGAGTTCTGGGGTGATATCTATATTAAACCAGCTAGATCTATCAATTTTATTCAACTAAACTTTGTTGCTGTTCGCACTGGTGTCCAATTCTCAACCGTAGTCGGTCAATTTTAATTTATAA